GCATACGAGATATCAGTGTGACTGGAGTTCAGACGTGTGCTCTTCCGATCTTATATCACCGCCGGACGGGGTCCCAGGGGGACGCGTCCCACGTAGCGAGGCGCGGGGTTTTCATCGCGAATCGGGCAAAAATCCTTTGTTTCAATTCCAAATTATCAGATTGTTATTCAGTTTTGGAGGGAATACAAAAAAAGGCAACCGGATTCCGTCCGATTGCCTTTATATACTTTATGTATTGTCCTTTCTACATACGTTTCCTTTTAGTATCTTTGCTAAAAATAAAAAATCTATGAAGAAAAGAAAATTGATTTGCACCATTGTAGGAATAATTTTAGGAGCTCCTTTAGGTTTGGTGATAGGGTATATATTAAGGAAGTACATACTGCTGTTACTGCAATAGTCAGTATGGTATGACTGTCTTTTATTATTGAAAGGATTTTTGATATGACTTCAAGTCTTTTCATCTTAATGTCTAACCGTTGGTTAGAGTGTATCTTTCTGATATATTTACTTATTCCTAAATTTATAGCTACCTCACCATTGGAAGACAAGCATATCCATGATTTTGAGCGATAAATAAGCTTATAGTCTTCTATCATTCGGCTTATCACAAAAGTACTTTCTAATTGATTGAAAGAATTATCTACACTCTCAAGTTTATCAAGAAGGTCACTTTCCCTTATATGTCCATTTGATTCTTTTAATACTAAAAGTATTTTTTCTGCTATAATGTTTTGCTTCTCATTCATATCTTAAAAAAAATCACATCTTCATGCCGTGCGCCCACAGAGAACCACTCTGAATCCGATTTTACGGATTACACGGCATGAAGATGTGACTTATAGTTCTTTATGGGCATTACAAATATACAATTTCTTTTTTATGATAATCTGTTTTGTGTGAAATTTAATTTTTCACAGAGTCAATTCAATAGATAGAAGTTTGTTACCTATTTCTACTATTGACATATTGAAAAGAGTTATTTCTTCATCCTTAAAACGATACTTCTCAGGACATGACATTCTCTTTTTGTACCATGTAATATTTTTCCCAAGTTTATTGATGTAAATGTAAGGCATACATATCACCTTGGATAACTCTTTTATTTGAGATACAATTTTCTGACGAGATTCTATAATGTCATCCGATTCTACACTAGAGATTCTAGTAGACAACAGCTTCTCACCTATTTCCTTAAAAACTGTATTTAACAAATCTATATCTGACTGTGAAAATCCCTTGGATGTAGTTGTTGTTGTTTCATGATTCATTTTATGATAAATCCAACTACTTGATTTCCCAATATAGTCTGTCACATACTTAAACTTAATCATTTCCGCTATCATCGGTAGACCTTGATTAACCGATACCTTAATTTTTTCTGTTTCCATCTTGCTATCTTTCTTTTTCCAGTGCAAATATAGTACTTTTTTCTTTATTATGGAAATAGTTTTCAGAAAACATTTTCACATAAAAAAAGAGGCACCCTCACGGGCACCCCTCTCTCAACAAAAAAAGAAGACTGAAAGATTTTATGTAAATCCGCCACCTCCCTCGTCAGGGTCTGTTCCTCCCTGCTCGGTTCCTCCACCCGGTTCAGGTTCCTGTCCGGCTGTCTCCTCTTCATCGTAATCTTCCATCGTAGTGACAGACATTCCTTCAAGCATCTGCTTGAAACGCTTGCCGGGATAGAAAAGGATTTTCTTTCGGGTGACGTTTTCGGCAGTCACATCGTCGGCAGTGGCTCCCGTCTTTGAGTTGAAGGTAGGCTTGAAAGAACCGAAGTCGCCCAGCTTTACGGGCATGCCGTAGTTCATGAACACAATCATACGGTCGATAAGCGCTTCGAGCACCGCTTTTGTCTGCGAACGGTTCACACCGCATGAGTTACTCACTTCATTAAGAAGGTCGTCGAAAGTGACGGGTTGCTGACGTACCGGCTTGATGCGGTAAACCTCCGGCTTGTCTTTCTTGAAGCCGAGGGTGATTTTCTGTTTTTCGTAAACGATTGCCATAGTTTAATCGTGTTTTTAAGGTTTGTACTACTTGTCTTTCGACAACTCTAAATTACCTCCCAGACCGACCGTTTTTGAAGGACAAAAAACACTACTGAAACTGGCTTTTGAATCGTGCGCCAGCAACCTCTAAAGTGGTTTGCGGCAAACCTCTCGAGCGATATGCAGCAAACCTCTCAAGTAGTTTGCTGCATTTGTTTTGAGTGGCCCTACAGGCTATTGTGGAGGGGGTGCGCAGAAACGTAGTTTCCCATCATCATAAGAAGGGTTTTCTGGCCGCTCGTGTCGGACGAAAGGAAGTCCACAATCTCCTTGAAAAGTGAGCGCGAGCACTCGCGTTTCACACTGACCAGACAACCGCTGCCGAGCAGATTTTCCAGCTCACGGCGCACGGTGTGTTCGGGCATAAAATCCTCGTATTCCACATAGGCCAGCACGCCATGGCGTGTGACGGTAAACATAATGCTGTGTCTTATTTCTCCAAAATAGCCGTTTATGGCCTTTCTTGCTTCGCGCTTTTTCATAGGTAGCCTCCTTTCTGCATGATGATGCGTGAAAAGAACTCGTATCCCTCGCGTGTGATGTAAGGTGTGTAGTATTTCACTCCGGAACCCGTGGCGCTGGAGTGTGCGGCCAGTATCAGTCCGCGCTTTGTGCTTTCTTCGGAAGGAGCGTTGTAACATTCGGGTGTGGAAAGCAGCCATCCTTCACGGCGAAGGAAGTCGAAAAGGCGTGCCGTGCGTACCACTATCCCGTTTTCACGGCTCATGGTGCGGGCCATCTGACGCACAAGCATGGCATCGCGGAAGCGTGTGCGTATTTCACTGACGGTGTAGCATGGGATGTCTTTTTTTGCGTAGAACGGATGTGTGGTAGTTTCGGGATTCTTGTTTACAGGCGTGACGGAACCGCTGTCGCCTGAAAGATAATTCTGTATCCTCTGTTCAAGCCTTGATATGCGCTGCTCAAACTGGCTTTGTGCAGTTCCTGCCGACAAGGTTTCTTCACGTTCAAGACGATATTTAAGGTAGGAAATACGGTCTTTCTTGTGCTGAAGCATGGAAATGGATTCGGAAAGCTCTTCTTCTATTTCTGTGAGGAGTCCGGAAAGATTGTCTACACTTCCATGAGTGTTTTCATTGCATGTGTAGTCGGTTTGCGTGGTTCGGGTGCTGACGGTTCCGTTCATCAGCAGTTCTTTAATACGGTCGTTGCACCAGATGGCAAATGCAGGACTTAGCCAGCGTGCAAATTCAAGGGCTACATCTTCGTGCATCCAGGTGCCTTGTAGCTTTTTGTCGTTTCCTCCTTTTGTAACTCTCACTAAATCAGCCGAACTTAAATTTCTAAGTTCGGATAATTGGGCTAAAAACTCTTTTGTTGATTGATTGTTTAACCAAAATATTGGTTGTTTACCAAAAGGTTTTGCCATTTGAGTGGCGTTTACCATAAGAGTTCCTCCTATCTGAAATGTGATAGGCGTTCCATTGTACTGAAAAATTTGATTTGTTGCCATATTGAACATTTTTGGCGTTATAGAACAGAAAAACGGCTGTTCATGGCCCGTCGTTCAACATACTTACAAAAGCAGTAGGGAGTGCATTAACAGTTCCCACGGGATTAAACAGCCGCTATATTTTAATGTATAGCTGTACAAGCAAACATAAAAAATGCCTGCTATTTGCAGACATCCGTCTGCTTTTGTATTTATGTTGAACATTGCAAATATACAACAAATATCACAAAAGCAAGCGGAAAGGGAGAAATAATCATTCCTCCCTTTTAATTTCTTGGCAAATGTAACAATTATAATTTGATTATCGCATTAAAATCGTACTTTTTCATAATCTATTATATTAACATCCTTATTCAGTAGCTAAATCTTCATCAGAAAAAATATCTTCAAAAGTAGTCATGCCTGGCTCTGAACGTAAAACATCGTATGCTAAAAGTACAGCTTTAATACCTTGTTTTTCGGGATACGATAAGTTTCTTAAATCTCCATATTCACCTAACAGTTGCATTTTTACTTTTTTCCCATCTGCCATTTTCCTCAAAAATGAAAGAAGTTCTTTATTCATAGGAATATCAATCCATTCCCAAACTCCATAGCCATCATTATCGGAATGTTTCTCTTTGTATTCGTCAAAATCTATGAATTTAGTGTTACCGTCATAAGATAAATAAGCAGATTTAAAGAATATCCAATTTTCTCCTGCGTATGACATTTTCAGTCTAAGCCATACGGCAGAAGAAGATTTTCCCATATAAATTGAAGTTCCACTTACATTATCATAATGCGTGAAATAGGGGTTATAATACCACGTTATTCCCTGTACGTCATCTACCCTTTTCTTTAATTTGGAAACGGCAGCCATCCGCTTCTTCTTTTCTTCTTCGGCTTTTTTTTGAACTGCAATTCTTATTTCAGAAATGACTTTTTCGACGGTTTTAATTTGGTCTGATTCCGGATGATACTTCTTCAGTTTTTTTAGAATATCAGATAATTTTATCGTATCATTTTTTGATTGAAGTTCCTCAATACCTGCACATAACTTTTCAGGAGAAAGTTTATATCCTTCCAGTTCTATATTTGCTGATTTTAAATTTTCTTTTAAATAGCGAATGGAATCCTGAAGAGCTTTGTTTGTTTCTGTGAGTTGCTTCAAACGGCTTTCCATATTCTTATCCTTGCATGATGGTATCAGAATAAAAATTCCAATAAACAGCAATACATACTTTTTCATTTTGCTTTAGAATCTAAATTTATTGTACATCAGTGTTTTCATGCTGCTTACTCATTCTAAACTCCGGAGCATTTCCATCAGTTCCTCTTCATGGATAATTCTTACTCCTGGCATTTGTGCCAGCTTTTCCATTTTGCTTGGGCCTGCTCCTTCTCCTACTATTGCCCATTCTGTAGATTTGGTTATACTTTTCAGATTGATTGCGCCAAACAGTTGCAATTTCTTTAAAAGCGCATTTCTGTTATTGGGGTATGACCGAAATTCTCCTGTCGTAATGATATGCTTGTGATAGAATGGAGTGTCTGTTCTTTGCAGCTTTTCGTCCGGAAGAAGTTCGTAAAGGCTTGAATCTTTTTTCTGATAACCCATAGCACTTACCGCATCAGGGTTTGGCTTTACTATTTCTCCACCCTGTACTTTCATATAAAGTTCTGCGCACGCACGTGCATCCTCCAGCGCGTTGTGGTGCTTTTTAAGTTCTATCCCAGCCGTTTTGCAAGATTCTTCCAGGCTTTTTCCTGTGGAATTGTACGTGTCGATGAATAAAGGCTGATACAATGTGCTGTCTGTTTTCCCGTAATAACGGCAAGCCTTTTCAAGTACGCTCTTTTCTGTTACGTGATTGTGCGCTACAATTTCACATCCTTCTGTAAACCATTCCATAAAAGGGAGAAGTTCTGCAAATGTAGGAGCATTGGCACACATTTCCTCAGTTATCCCATGCACATGGGTGTTTAGCGTTTTTCTTTCATCCGGGGCAGGCTTTATAAGTGAATAAAATTCCTGCACGATAACCTGATTGATTACCTTTACCATTCCAACCGCGCACGCAGTTTCATGATTTGGAGTCAGGTGCTCAAAATCAATAGTAACAAATTTATCCATAACTGTTAAGTTTAAAGTTCACCGCGAAAATAACTTTATTTTCCATTTTTGACAAACAAATACAAAAAAAATCCCCTTCGCAAAACCATGCGGAGGGGAGTAAACGTCAGGCTTCGTATTCAGACATCACAGCGCAGAGCTCAAGCTGGCTCATGAATAGGCCGTAACGCTGCTGTATTTTCTGGAATAGCCGCTCGGAACAGTTTCGCTTGATACTGAGAAGAACGCTGGTGCCCAATAATCGTAGAAGGGCTTCCGTTACATGGTGTTCGCTCAGATAATCTTCGTATTCAATGAAAATTAATGTATTGCCATGAACGCTGAATGTGCGGATGCTGTGTGGCACGCTTTCAAAGTACAAGTCTATCACATGCTTGTACGTTTTAGTTTGAGGTTTCATTTTTATCCTCCTTTTTTGTTTTAAATAGTTGATTTATTCGTGTTCTTCCTTCGTGCGTATAAAGGCAGAGCGGCTGCATTTGCAAATTTATCAAATTTAAACAGATGTGCCCGACTTCGCAGCCGGGCACATTTGTCAATGCTTAAAAGCATACATTCCTGAAAACTCACTTCTTACCTTGTTCGAAAACATCGTAAACCACGGTGCCCGACTGGCAGAATCCTACCAGCCACGGTATGTATTCCACCCGGGGCTCGTCGTAAAACTCTTCATTCTCCAGGTCGAAGCGTATCTCACGGCGGAAGTTCACGCAGAAGTTGATGCGCTCTTCCGGCTGAAGCACGGGGAGGTCCATATATCCGCGATGATAGTTGATGAAAGCGCGGAGGGTGTCGAAGAATGCGGCATACTTCCGGTCGTCGTCCTTGTAGAGCAGATGCACGGAGAGGTCGAGGGCCACGTAACACTCTTTCACGTCAATCCCAATCAGTTTCTCACGTATCATTTTATCTATGGTGTCAAACCGTGACAGGTATATGGCTGCGGCATTTTTCTTCTTCCTGCTGAAAAGTGCCTTGATAAGTCTGCGCATTTTCATGGCTGTAATATATTAAAATTGTTGCATTACACGCAAAAATAGCTAAAATTCGGTGGAAAATATAAAATCAATGACAATTATAAATTATTTTTCCTTATATTTGCATTGTGTTTTAAAACTCTCACTTCACCCCTGTCCGTCTTCCCTGAAGCGGGCGGGGGTCATCGTTTCTATCAGGGCTATTCTTCTTCGCCCCATTCGTCTTCTTCATCGTCGCCATCGTCTGCCGGACGCTCCATCATGCGGCGGGCTATGAGGGCTTTCATGCTCACCAGTCCGGTGCGCACTTCGGCTTCTTTGTCGTGCGTTTCTTCGGCAGTGCAGATTTCTTCGTCCACATGCCAGCGGACGCAGAACAGGGCGGGATGTCCGTCGTAGGCCGTCTGCATGGCGAATCCCCTGCGCTCCAGTTCCACCAGATACGGAGGAAGCGGGTCGGGCATCTTCGGAATGGGCCATGCCTGGAAGTATTCACGGATGCGGCGCACGGTAAACACTTCGTCGGCATACTCCTCACGCTCCACCGGCTTGTAGGTGTCGGTAAAGGCATCCACCAGTTGCATCAGCGCTTTGGGCGGCTGCAGGGCCGGGTCCTGATATTTCAGCTTCTTCTTGCTCATTACTCATTCTTAATTCTTCATTCTTAATTCTTCATTCTTAATTCTTCATTCTTAATTCTTCATTCTTCATTAAGCCGACATCGGCATACCCACGCCTATCATGCGGCCCGATCCGTAATAGCGCACACCGATTACCAGCGTGTCGAATGCGTCGCTCAGGTCTGTACGTGTACTCAATTCTGCCTCGATGTCGTCCACTTCCTTCGATACGCGGTTCTTCTCCTGACTCTTGTCTTTCTCAAAACCGTTACGCCCTTCCTTCACACGTGCATTCTCCATGGAGGCAATCAGATACTCGTTGTTCTCCTTATTGATGCGAAGGAACGGGCGCTGAGTGCCGGCAAAACAACCGTTCAGGAACTCGTACTTCTTGTTGTGGCTCATGGGCCGTCCCATGGGTACTTCGATGACGTTCCATCCGTGACTGCGAAGCACTTTCTTTACGATGTTGTAGAAACGGGTTTCTTCGTGGCGCTCGCTGGCGTAGGCGGCTCCCTGCTTGGCGGTGTCGTCGTAGTAGAAAATCACGTCGCGGCAGGTCAGGCGGTGCGGCTCGTAATACTTGCAGAACATCTTGCAAAGTCCCTCGATACGGGTGTTCTTTACGTTGGTCATGCTGTTGAGTATGCGCAGCACGCCGGTGTTGCTCCGGCTGTCGGTCTGCCCTATCACCAGACAGTTGATGTGGGCGTTGTAGTCGAAGGCGATGCGCAGCGGTTCGCCGGGCTTTATGTCGGTGTCCAGACAGCAGTCCTGTGCCTTGGAAAGCTCGTTCAAGTCGATGCTTTCCGACTCCACACGCAGGGTACGCCCGCCGCTGTATATCTGCGTAATGGTGCGTTTGCTGTACTTTTGTGCGGCTTCCAGCTGCTCTTCGTCGTTACTGAGGTAACAGTGCACGTCGGGGTCGAAGTTTGCATAATAGCCGTCGTTGATTTCTTCCTTCTCGACGTTGCGGATGGAGATGTCGAACATGGTGGGGGTAAGTTCTTTCTGCATGGTGCGGATGAACTGTTCGCCCAGAATGTCGATGTTTTCCACGGTGGAAAAAGAGAAGTAGATGCTGGCCTGGCAGCGCAGCTTGTTCAGCTCACGCTGGTATTTGGGGAACTGCACGATTTCCGGGCAGATCTGTGCCTCACGTATCATCTCCGCAATCTTCCGGTTTATTTCCGGTGTCTGCTCGTCACGGCGCTTCCGGAGCCATGCCTGACGCTTGGTGAGCGGGGCATCGCTTACAAAGAATATACTCTTGTAGTACGGATTCAGGTTTTCATCGAATCCGGGATGATTGGTGTTGATACCACGAAGCGTAGGAAGAATTTCGGCCTTAATCAGTCCCTCCGGCATAAAACGGCACTCGTCGCCGATAATGGAGCACGAGTCCATACCGTTGGCAGCAGCCTTCACTCCGGTAGAAATCATGTAGTACACGAATCCGTTCCAGAAATGGATGCAGTTTTCCCATACCTTCGGCTTTACGATGGGTTCCTTGAAATTGCATTTGGCAGGAGCATGTCCACGGAAGAAATGGACTCCCTCCTTCAGTCCGGTCATTCGCTCCAGCGAGTAAAGCGTTTTAGGTACGGTCTTCGTGAAAAGCTGCTTGATACTGTTACCTAAGAAAAGTCCGGTTCCGCGCGGCATGGACTGGATGCAACCGGCCATTTCGGGCGTAATCAGTCCGTCGGTCTTACCTGTACCACGACCTGCTTCTACGGTGGTATTCCGGCATCGGTAGTTGTACACCGCACGTTGGGCCGGATTCATGTAGATGTAGTTGGCCGCAGTTTTATGCTCCTCCGCTTCCTGCACGCCAGACAATGCCGATGCGTGACGCTGTGCCCGTCGGAGTGATTCCTCGCGGGCGGATTCATAGTCGTTTCTTCGTGCCATGGTTTATTCCTCCTCTCTCGGTTGTGTAAAATCGTCCCGGTTTACTTCATCGTATTCCTCGTCCGGGCCGTTTTGTACCTCGCTTACATATACGCCTTCGTCGTCTTCCACCATCTCCTGCCACTGGTCGAGCTTCACGCCGTATTTCTTTCTCAGGCGGCGCATTTCCTCGCTGTCGTGCCCGGTTTTGTTCGGGAATTTCTTCTTCACATCCGAGGTAATGACTACCGGCATGCGTATCAGTTCGTCGCCCAGTTCCTCCGGTGTTTCCGGCTGGTCCAGACGGTCAATTTTGGTGAGCAGGCTGGCACCGTTGTACACCGCTTTCATGTCGCCCGTATCGGCTCCGTTGCGCATCATCAGGTCGGCGGCGTGGCGCACCTTCATCGAGGAAATGTTTCGCTGTCCCTTGGCGTAGAACGACGAAATGAAGTCTATCACCTTCAGGTCGCCTCCCAGCTGGCTGTACGTGCGTTTCCACCGGTTGATGATGTACTGCCGCAGATTCATGAACGGGTCCTCCTCAAAGCGCTTGTACGCATCCAGGCAGACTTCCACCCGTTTTTTCTGCTCATCGGTAAAGGCCATGTTCTGCCACGGCACACCCGTTTCAAAGTGCTTCCGCAGCAGGTCGTAGAATCGTTGTGCTATTTCGCTTGCCATAGTTTGTGTTTCCGTGTTTGTGCTTATAAATCAGGGGAAATGTTTAACTGATTTCCCCTGATTCTTTAGATTTGTATCATTGCAAAATCTCCCAGTCTTCTGCGAATACATCCGCTATGGAAGGATTCCATGAGTCAGCACGACCGGTATTTTCATTGTAAATAAGGCACTGGCACGTGTAATCAATAAATCCTTTTCCTTTCAGGATGATTTCTTTGGCGGATTGTGGGAGTGATTGCATTTTCGGTATTACATCGTTTCCAATGTGTGAAGGAACCTGCTTGACGACAAACATACCTTTACCATTCCATCCTTTTCTGCGGATACAAAGGCCAAACTTTAAAGCTTCTATTGCTTCACCAAAACTGTATAAGGTATTACACTTCGTTTTGCTACCGTTTGCATATTCAATACGGTTATGTAAAGTCCCAAGATAGCTTCCCATAGCTTCTCTTTGAAGGTGCATAAGGAAAGCTGGATAATCTTCTTTGATTACCTCACGGAATTTTTCTGAATCTACGAATGAGCTACACTTTTCATACTTTTCTGATAGCTCTTCGTCTTCAATCATCATTCTGTCAATGAAAGTTTCAACACATTTGTACCTTTCCTCAAATTCTGCTTTTGGAATAAAACTTACGCATCCATTGGAATCTACCACCTTGTATCCTTCCACTCTCGGTTCCATGGTTTTGGGGGTTGCATCCGTAGGAAGGTAAATATTACCACCTTTCAGAATTGCTTCTGTAGCCTGTACTTCTTCTGTTCTAATAAATTTCTTCATAATCTTCTTAATTTAATATTGTATTAATCTGAAAAACAACTATTTAACTTTTAATGTAAAAATAAGCACATCGAAACATGCTTATTTTTACATTTGGCTACGAAACCATTTTCGTGACCATACGGAAATGGTTACTGCTTGAATATGCTTTTCGTATGCTCCTTCATCCGAAACATCTCCGCCACATTCTCATACTCTTCCGGCGAAGTGGTAAGTGTGAACATCTGCATGGCGTTACTGCGCTGGGTGTTCAGGCTTCCCTGGATAACCAGGCTGTGCGATTTGCTTTTCACCGTGACGCAGCGGAAACCCACATTGTCCTCACAAACCACCAGCCGGCCCGACTGTATAAACTCGCCCAACTGCGTGCGAATCTCCTGTCGCTGGTTGAAGGTGGCTCCTGTGGATGCAGGCTGCGAAATGAGTATCATTTTGCTGACATCAGCAATATGGTCCGACGGATTTGTAGGATCGGGCTTCACACGCGAAAGAATGCGACGGATGGTTTGAATGAGCTTTACATCGAGCCGCACCATGACAATGCCAATTTCACCTCCGGAACAGTAGCCGGACAGCGTGCCCAGCAGGTCGCACATATCCCAGTCAGAAAAACTGAAGAAGTTGGCAGCCGTGTGCTTTTTGCTGCACTCGTCAATCATGCCTTCCAGCTGCTTGTGGTAGCAGCAGGGTTCAATTATTCTCATAACGCACCTCCTTTCATCTGTCCTTCGGTCACACTCTCAGTAGGGTCTACTTTCTTGCGCGGAGTTTCTGTAGCTTTTTTCGGTTCTTCTGCCGATTTTTGGCGGTTTTCCGTGGATTCGGCACGTTTTTCCTCATTTACGGTAGTATTTTCGGCCTTTTCGGATTTCTTTTCTGATTTTACTTCCGTTTCTTTCGGTTCCGCTTTATCGGTGGAAGCTGGCTTTTCTTCTGTATGTACGGATGCAACCGGAGCGTTTACACCGGGAATGGAGATACCGGCTGCAGTGGCTACTTCTGCCGTTTTCTTAGGCAGGTTTTCTCCCCACTCCATCAGCTCCTCTATACGAAGGCGAAGCTGTTCCTTGTATTCCTCGGTAATCTTCACGTCGCTGCGGTTGATGTATTTCTTGTTTCCCTCCACGCGGGCCTTTCGGCATACTTCCTGCTGGCGTATATCCTTCATGGCATCTATCTCGGCACGTGTAAAGTCGCCAGGGCGTTTCATGCTGTCGGCTGTGGAAGTTTCCGGCTCGGTGTAGGTACCGTTAAGGGCTGCATCCACATTGGCCCAGAATGCCCGGATTTTCTGCTCGGAAGCGATGGCTTTCTGTGCCATGTCGGCACGTGCTTCGTCGCTTACATTGGGATTTTCGGCCATTACCTCCAGCGTTCCGCGATACTCGGCCAGTTCCAGGTACATGGCGGAAAGTTCTTTCTCTCCCTTGTCGCGGAGAGATTTCGGCAGCTTATCCTTATAGAGTGCAAATTCTTTCGGTCTGCGTCCGTCCACTTCCTGCTCTTCGTACTGGCGTGCAGTCATGTTTCCTTCTTCATCGGGCGCACCGTCATCAGGAACAATCGCTTTGTAACGAACGGCGCCAACCGGACCGCGAGTGGCTTTCTTGGCCAGTCCGGATTTCTTCCGTACTTCCTGCAGGAACAGGTTCATCTTGTTGAGTGCACGGCGGGCTTCATAGCGCTGTACGTCGCGAAGGAAATCCTTTGCCCGCACAATGGCCGACACCAGACGGCATCCTTCGTCGAAATCCTTCACAGGCACCTTCATCCAGCATTCGGCCAGCGCCAGCAGTTCCGGAAAAGTTTCGTCCGTCCATCGTTTCACCCGGTCCAGATAATCTTTCTTTTCTTCCTCGTTCATGGTTCTGTAGTCTTTTAAGTATTCTTTTTCTGTAATCATAACCTTTGTTTTTCAATTACTTTACCCCAAAAGTAGGGAAAACCTATATGTCGTTGAAGGACATAAAAAAGTCCGGCACCGATTAGCAAGTGCCGGACTTTCATCCACTTTTTCGTTTGTTAGAATATGCAAATCAAACGGTTATCCTCCATTTTCTGAACTTGCCTCTGATTTCAGCGTCAATGTACCCGACCAGGTAGTCAGGGAGTAGCGGTTCGGGTTGCTGGTCACTGTTACCGCATGACCGCTGTCAGAATCCGGAGTAGTACCACTGTCGTAGTTGTTGTTCACTTCCGTACCGAAAGTAGGGTCGTACACTACGTAATAACCTCCTGCAGGGTTTTCCGCAAAGAAAATAGCGTCACCACGGTTCTTCAGGATGCGGAGCACATGAGCTGCGTTTTCCACGTCCTTGTCGATGGTAAACATCAGCTGTACGTTGTATCCTTTTGCACCTTCGTTACCTGTTGAAGAAATCTGACCGCTCTGTTTCTTGATACGGAACTTCCACGCTCCCTTACCAGGAGAAAAAGCAAAAGAAGCTTCAGTAAATGCAGCTTTAGATGCTTCATATACAGGCTTTGCCGTAAGGTCTTCCGGATAAGCGACATAAATCTGATTACCGATACCGGCAAACTGTTCTTCGCAACCGGCAGCAGCCTGACCAATATCCATTAAGTCACATGATAATTCTGCCATAATTGTCTTATTTTGAGGTTTGTATAATCGTTATCCCAGTCCCGATTTGATAGTCAGAGTTCCGTCCCAGGTAGTCAGGGAGTATCTGTTCGGGTTGCTGGTAACAGTTACTGCATGACCGCTATCAGAATCCGGAGTAGTACCACTGTCGTAGTTGTTGTTAACTTCCGTACCGAAAGTAGGGTCGTACACTACGTAATAACCTCCTGACGGGTTTTCCGCAAAGAAAATAGCGTCACCACGGTTTTTCAGGATGCGGAGCACATGAGCTGCGTTTTCCACGTCCTTGTCGATGGTAAACATCAGCTGTACGTTGTATCCTTTTGCACCTTCGTTACCTGTTGAAGAAATCTGACCGCTCTGTTTCTTGATACGGAACTTCCACGCTCCCTTACCAGGAGAAAAAGCAAAAGAAGCTTCAGTAAATGCAGCTTTAGATGCTTCATATACAGGCTTTGCCGTAAGGTCTTCCGGATAAGCGACATAAATCTGATTACCGATACCGGCAAACTGTTCTTCGCAACCGGCAGCAGCCTGACCAATATCCATTAAGTCGCATGATAATTCTGCCATAATTGTCTGGTTTTAAAAGTTTGTGTTTGTGTTGTGAAGGCTGCCAAACTTGGCAGCCTGTTTTATCTCAGCGGGCGGGTTATTATTCGCCTTCCGGTTCGAAGATGGCCTGAAGGTAGGTCGGGTATCCGTTGTAAACAATGTCACGCGGAGAGATTGTTGCACCGTCGCTCCATGCCTTGAACTTGTATCCAGATTCAGCAGCAGGAGTCAGTTTCACGGTTTCGTCCTTCGTATATACATCCTTTTGCGGAGACAGCGTTACCTTACCCCATTCTTCGTTGTTGGAAGTAACGGTCAGGGTATTCTTCTGGTAGTCACCGTTCAGCTGTTCAATCTGTTCGATAGTACCGTCGCTCACACAGAACTTGGATGGTGCGATGTCCAGAATACGTGCGCCTACGGTAGACTGTACCTGGAAAATCAGCACGTTCAAGTCGTTCGGGTCGTGACTCATCATCACCGAGTTCCAGTCGCTTGCACGGTCAAGACCGAACTGCAGGTTTTCAGGGAGAGTTGCAATCATACGATTACCCTTACCAATAATACCGTCGGTTACAATCTTGATGTTTTCCATTCCCACGAATGAGAATCCTTCACCGCCTGCACTTGTAGTCTGCAATCCGGTAAACTTACGCATGTAGCTGTGGGTAATGAGTCGCTTCTGCTTCGGCGACATGTAAACGATTACTTCCTGAGCGTTACGCAACAGCGGATGCCATCCTTCCACCCATTCTACAAATGCGTCGAAGTATTCTCCATCCTGAGTTTCAGGACCTTCGTTAATCGGGTCGCAAGCCACAAGGTTTCCTTCCTTGGAAGAAATCTTACCCTGATTAATAAGGTTGTTAATGATAGTCCAGTAACCGTTGTACAGACTGAGCGGGTCGTCTTCTCCCAATTCAATGTTACCGAAGAAAAGGTTGCTCAGGTTATCGCCGGCAAACTGCTTACCAATCTGACGAAGGATAAATTCTGTAACCGGTGCATTGTAGGTTCCGTTTGAGCCCAGGATGCTGAACGGCTGTTTTTCGCGGAAGTTCTGAAGGTTTTCGTAGTAACGTGACCAAATCTGGTTCATCACCAGTTTGCTTTCGTCCATGAAACCAAGGGTTGACTTCAGCGTAGAACCTTCCTTGTAACGGCGGGCTTCACCACCCTTACGACGGAAAATGATTTGAGTCTGTGCGTATTCAATATCTTCGATAACCTTGATGCGAAGTTTGTTGAACACTGCCATGTTATCGAGAACCGGGCTTTCGATGATGTCCGGAGCAAGAATGTCTTTTACGTGCGATACATTCTCTTCACTGAGTGCGTATAACTTTGTAGCCATATTGTTTGTGTCTGGTTTAGTTTTTGTGTTGTGTTCTTATCTCTTATCGTGCTTTGCTGATTTCAACATCACGCTTGCGGCGGGCTTCAGCTTTCTCGGCCCAGCTCATGTTTTCACCGCATACGCTCTGCACATGGAACTGTCCGCTTTCCTGACCTCCGTTGTTGTCTTTCGGCGGGTCCTGCGGAGTAGGTTCCAGTTGTGCTGTTTCGCTCAGTTCCTTGATTTCCGCATCCTTCTGTTCGATGCTCTTCTGAGCTTCATTCAGCTTCGCTGTCAGTTCTTCCGATTCCTTCTTATGAGCGTCCTTCAATGAAGAAACCTCTTTTTCGTGTTCCGCTTTCAGGTTGGCCAGTGCTTCCGCATGGTCTTTCTTCATCTGTTCGATGGTTGCGTTAAGCTGTTCTACTTCCGTGAGTTTTGCAGCCAGCGTAGATTCCGTCTGTTTAGCTTTCATGACGAACTCTTCTACATTGTCCGCCATGGTTTCCACCATGTAGAAACCGCCGTTTTCTTCGACTACCAGGGAGTTTACCTTTGCAGCCGACTGAATAAATGGATAGCTTTTTGCCATAGTTGCTTGTTTTTGAGTTTGTGATTCTGTTTTATCTGATGCCGGCTGCTCCACAGAAGCCTGTTCCTGTGTTCCCGGCTGCTTTTCTTCCTTGATTCCTGCCGATTTGCTGTCTTCGCGTGAGGCTCCGGACGAATTTCCTTTCTGACTCTGACTCACTCCGGCCAGCTGCTGCACGCGGCTCACGCAGAACTTGAAGTCGCCCTGACCGTCGACCATGGTACCCACCACATCGCCCGCATCAAAAGTTTTTCCGGTCAGCTGGTCGTCCGTCACTCTGGGACGGCGCTCGCGTACCATCTGCTGGAAATCGACACAAAGCCGGTTCAGCTCTTCCTTGATGCCGTCATAGTTCCCCTCGGCCGCGTCGCGGTACTCCTTGTTCTTATAAGGAGATCCGTCGGCGTAAATCTCGGCGTACCGTTCCTGAGTCACGGTGTTCACATCGCCGTCCTTGTTAGTGAGCATCGCGCACATAGTACCGATACATCCCACCGTGTCGTGCGGATTGGTGAAATACACTTCGTCGCACAGAGCCATCAGCGCATAACCGGCACTGCAGGCCATCCCGTCGATGTGACCCACAATCTTCTTTCCTTTTGATCGGGCGTAGTTGAGGGCCATCTCATAGTCGTACTTCGCCATGCTGCTACCGCCCGGGCTGTCCATCTCGATAATAAATCCGATGGTATGCGCATCGTCAGAAGCACGCATGATGATGTCCTTGTGTTCCTTGCTTCCGTAGGAACACAGGTCGCCATTACGAAGAATGGGGCCCTGTACGTCGATAACCGAAATGATGCGGTCGTCTTCTTCCAAATCGTACCAGTAGGTTATGCGGTCGTAATTACCCACGTAGGTTTTCTCCGTAAACCCGTCGCGCGAAGAAAGGAAGTAAGGTCGGTCGGTCCGCTCGTCCGGCTTCTTGTAAGGACGGTGTGAGGCAATGTTGTCAAGAATCGTTCTCCGGTAAGCATGCAGAGACTCGGGGTAAAAGTCCCAGAATCGCGTAGACATGATTTCGTGAAATGCTCTTGTTGTCATTTTCGTTTGATAATTAATTGATTACATCACGAAATTACGCACGCGCGAAGCGGTAATGAAGGACACAAAAGAAAGATTAACCGCGTGAATCACAGATTTATCCGGATGGAAAGCCGGATTTTCTCCGCAAATAAAAACCTGCTAAGAATGAGCATGTTGTAAAACACACGGACTTCGCGCGAAAAAAAGAAATTTGCGGCGGACGCAAAGAAATTGAAGAATGTCACAAATACAATAATGAAGATTTACCTGCAGGACAAAAGAAAAACGCGCACAAAAAGAAAGGCCCAAAGAAAAAATGCCGCCCCACACACGTACGCAGGAACGGCATTCCAACGGAAAGAAAAAAGCAATATATATAATAAGGTGTAGATGTCAGACCACACGCTGTGCGCCGGTCACGTTTCGGATGGTGAGTGTGCACGAAATCACGCCGTCGCCTTCCTCATACTGAAATTCATAACCGTCGCTCACGGCACGCACAAACATTTCACCGTCGCCAAATGTTCTTACAATCAAATGGTTAGTGCTGTTTTTCAGCGTTTCAAGCTGTAAATAGGTTTCTTGCGTCACCCTCTCTACCTCCCAACTCACCGTCACTTCGTAAGAGTCGCCGGCCACGCTGGTTTCCGCGCTCTCCTTCAGGCTCCCCGATTTCGGTTTCATCTGAATGGAAATCTTACGGTCGCCCGACACAGAAAAATCAGGTTTGTCACTTTTCTTCTCAATATTGAACGGGCGGGAAAACGTAACCGCGTCGTCCGGATAAGCTTCAATGCTGCCTATCAACTCGTAATAATTCTCGCTGCAATTCATGATTTATGTGTTGTTTTTGGGGGGGGGTGAAAATGGCGGGGACAAAGTTACTGACAAATCGCACCAACTATCTTCGTTTCTTTAACTTTTATTTATTACTATTCATGTATAAATTTATGGCGTGTATATACAGATTCTTCCGGTTCTCGACTCAAGCTCTTCTTTTCTCACTTTGATGTCAGACTTCATTCTGGATTTGGTTCTCCACCAATATCGCATCATGCTCTCAAATCTTTTCATGTCTATATCGTACAAAACAATGAAATCAGACATGACATCTTCGGAAGTAACATGTTCGCCCATTCTATTTGCCCGGAAAATACAGTCATCATGAAATCTGGCGAAATCATACCAAAACTCACGTTTCAATTCATTCCTTATCTTCTTACTTCCGTTGATATTCAGGTGAAAAAACTTATCCACTTTCACCTCACCGCTAAATTTGCAGACGCTTTCAGGCATTTCCAACTCCAGGTAATCTTCTTTCTCTTTTTCAGTCAACATTTTAAACTGAGCGGTAAATAATGATTTCTGAGGTTTCAAATGAAAGGCTACTTCATTATAGGAAAAATCTGTTATACCCGAAAAATCTGCATCTCTGAACAAGTGAGTCTTCATATATACACCCAGAAGGCTGTTCTGAGGAAACCTGACCGGAGTTCCATACTTTATTTCGAAGTATTTCTTATAATAATCACTCACTTTAAGGAAGCATGAGTGACGCTGCTCATTCATTGAATTTTTTGGCATAGTAGTAAGATAAAGTCTGTAAATCAATTAATCAACAGCAAGTTACGGACGATTCAACACCAATCGGAATTTCATTCAACAAAAAAAGGTTAAGCGACTGGGGCCTTATTTTGCGTGTTTTTCACGATTTTGCAAAGCTGTGCAATTTTCTTGCAAAACACTTCTCAATACTTATTTATTTAATTATCAATCATTTATAGTGTATAATAAATAATAAATAAAGAGTTATTGCCGATTGTTCATTGATTTTGAAGTGAAGAAAACGTATTTTTTCGGTAAAGAACAGATTTCAGGCTGTACGGCTTTTTCTTTTATGTCCATTGCGTAGCTCTCTCTGTTACACGGTGAAGTTGGATATAAAGGAAGTAGAACGAAAGGGGAAAGGCGTGCTTTGTCGTCCCGCGTTCCGCAGGCCGACCTTTCCCTCCTTTCGTTCTTTCAGGTTTCCCTTCGGATTCCTTCCCCATTCGGACGCTCACAGGAAGAAATGATTCGACTGATGTACGCCCTTCTCTACCCTACGAAAAATTTTTATTTTAAAGATTTTGTAAACTCGTTTTTCGTGAAAAATCGGCAAAATATCAAAAAGTACAATACTTTTAATTGATTATCAGATAGTTATTCATTGCAAAAATTTCGCCAACGCTTCGCAAGCTTTGCAAAATTGCTTACAAATGATACTTAACTAACTGATTATCAAATTGCAAAATGTTTTGCAAAGGGTGTGTAAAACTTGTAATATTTGATACTGAATTGATTTTCTAAGCGATTTTCTCTTTGTGTCGGAATGATTTTCCTGAAAGTCTCGTGCCTACTCCACTCAAATGGCGTAACTACGCGACAAAAGTGTCTATTAAGCGCGGCCACAGTGGCGATACTACGCCAGTTTGGAATTTATGTGACGAAATACGGCTTTTGTTGACAGAAAAAGGCGTAAAAGTGCTATTACATACACTTCTACGCCTCCTTAAAAATGAATCAGATTGTGATTAATTATCGTTTTAATTCGACCAGTAGATAAAACTTATTGTACAAGCTTCGTTTATGAAGGACTAAAAATCATCCTTCTTTCGTGTCTCCTTTCTTCTGGTTATATTCTTTGTTTATTGAGTCTTTGAAAAGTTCTGCTTCCTTTTCTTTCATGCGGCGTTTCATTTCTTCGAGTACAGCAGCTTCTACCAACTGCCGGTTTTTCTTGACGATGGAAGCCCGCTCATAATCTTCATCTTTCACAAACTGTTCGATTAGCCTGTTCTGTGCGTCGATGTAAACCGCGTCAATGGTGTGAGAGCTGTATTTTATGTAGTCGTCAATTTTGAGAACGGCGTGCTCCAGGTTGTCTATTTTCTTCTCGTTTCGGGTCATCCATCGCGATATGGACCGGTAAATCAGGAATAGCGCGGTGGAGTTAATGCAAACAAAAACGATGCTGATTATGGGGTATCACCAACATTTTGTACAAAAGTAACTCTAAGGTGATATTTTCACAGAAATATACATAAATTAAACCTCTAAGGCTTTTAAACAGCCTAAAAGAGTTAATTTATGTATATAGAATTAGACCTTTAAAGGTCTGTATTCATTTAGACCTAAAGCCATATTTGACTGAAATGAATATTCTCCCAGAAAATTTATGTGTGACCAATTTAAGGGTGATATATGCTTTAATAAATTTTCATCTATACCTTTATATTTCTTTTGGTATTCTACGGCCTTTTCCAGATAGACGGTATTCCATATACTTATGGCATTAATCAAAATATTCAATGCGCTTTTACCAAAAATGTAATCCATTCTTACTTCTTTTAATTTCTCCTCTAATGTTTTTTCGTAGGTTATACATTTATTTTTTTCTATATCTGTTACCTCCCCAGATATTACTCTGGCTTTATGCAATAAGTAATTCTCCGATTCTAACCGTTGAAGTTCTGTTTCTTTATCGGAAAGGAACTTTTCTTCCACCATCCGGATGGCTGAAATCGCATCCTCCAGGGTGACGTATGCTGTATGGTCTTCGCGCCTGTGCAGCCGGTCTTGGTCGTCCGTGAAATCTCCACTGGGGAGAAGGTAAAGATTTTCTCTCTCCCATCTTACCCGGCTTCTGCACCATACTTTCATGCGTCCCTTTAAAAATCGTATTGCGTCCATTTTACTCTTTCACTATTAGTTCTACTTCTCCTACAGCCATTTATCCAAACCTTTTATTAATCGACCAGAGTTATGATCTATAAAGGCCTTTATACTCGGTTCTTCATGAGTAGGAATATTAATACTATCACCTAATCGTTTTTCTAATTCTTCGTCAGAAATAAATGTTTCTCTTTTAACTTTAGCACGAGCAGTTTTCCGATTTTTCTTTATAACGAAAGAATCCATCGACACCTCATTTTCACCTGAAAAACATTTAGAAAGCGATATAGTTACTAATTCTGTTTCTCCTTCCATAAACTTTACTTTTTAGACTTCCAATCATTGCATAAATAATGGCTGTACGCTGTGTCAGAATAGAGCCTGCATTCACCCGCTTCTGAATCCTCCGATGGAAGGAAATGAAGGCACGTGAGGCATTCTCGCTCTTCCTTTTTGTAGTCCTTGCACCCGGGAAGGAAGAAACCTGTATCTTCCCCATTGTATCCATTCCCTACCCTGAACCTGAGAGGACGGACAAATTCGCAAAGCTGACTGTTTGGTTTTTGCTTCTCCCCTTCTTTCAGCGGGCGGAAATGGATGCAGTCGTTGCAGAAATTCACGGTGCGTAGTTTTTCTTCCCTCGCAATGGGTTTCTTCCGGTTGAGCCAGTTGCTTGTGTCGTTCAACGGGCAGGCTCCGCAGTAGTAATCGTCTTTGTAGTAAAGACAATATCCTTCACAGAACACTCCTTTGATTTCTTTCAGCAGACTGGCCTTTATCTTTTCGACGTTCGCATTTGGCATGATTCTATCAGGTATTTGTCTATTTCAAACCGGAGATAAAAGAATACGGTCCAACCCAAACGGTCTATATGCTCGGAGTATTTTACATCCTGGAATCCTTTTATATTCAGGTATCTTTTGAATATCTTGAATCCAGCTGACATTTCCTTGTATTCTATATTATAGTCATCCGGGCGCCATGGTGCGCACTGTTGCAGTAATATAACGCAATCTCCTTTCGGACATTTCTTTATCTCTCTTATGGTTCCTTCCAGCAGGCGTTTTGCCACGATGTTGGTCTTTTTAATGCGAATAGATTTGAAATCTTCTGGTATGAATATCATGGCTCTTCCTCCTTTTTGCTGAAATGTTCAATTAGTTCCTGAACGGTGGCTTTGTGTGTATTGAGATAAAGACAGTCGTAAAAAAACATATCCTCAATTTTATCTTCATTGAAGATAAACCATTCATATACACGAAAGCTTTCTATTACAGCGTCCATGCTATCATATATAATCCATTGTCCTTTATCTGTATCGTCACGTAATGATGCTATTGCCAGAAACAGGTCTTCGTTAGTACCGCAGTCAATGTCGTTCGGATAAAGATGCTGAAATCCATCTTGCACGGAAATATACATTCCGTAATTGGCCGCCAACCATTCTCCCTTAAAATCGTCAAGAGTATTGGCTCTTTGCCCCAGTTCCTGAAGCTTTTTCCGCAGTTCCGGTGTGTTCTTCCGGATAAAACAAGGTTGTGTAAACATAAGCTGATTCTTATAAGTAAGTTAATGACTCTTTTATTCCGTCGTTCAAAGCTTTCTCGAATGTGTCGGTATATCCGTCCATCTGCGATATGAGAGACAGATCCTCCATGTCGTACAGGCGGTAGTACCAGCCGTGTTTGTTGAGGTCGACAACGATGTGGATCTTTCCTTTTGTGCGGACCCATTTTTGCGCGGCGTATAGCGTGGGAGCCAGGTATTCACCCTGGTATCTTGTATATCTTAACAGATGACGGAACTTCCTCACGTGGAACGTTAATACGCTTAGCACCGACCGTCCTGTTTCATCCGTTATGTAACTGGCACGACAGTCTTCTCTATATCCTTTGTCCTGAAGAAGCTTTGCTACTTCAAAAGTGACAAAGTTTTCATTTTTCATATTTCGTTCTGTTGACATGGTGCTATGCTTTTGATGGTTTTAAAAAGTTTCTTGCAAATCCTAAATCCAGTCCTCTATCGTGGTAAAACTTCAATACTGCATCGTAGCTGTGCCGGGTATAGAAACCTATATCGTCAAGAGAATTGATTATTCCCAAAGCTGTGTATCTCCGGTAATCTTCAATCGTGAAGTAAGTGTTTGGAGAGTATTTGGAGCCACCGGAAAACTTAAAGTGAAGGATACCTTCATGCTCCTGTATCTGAACTACAGGCCAACGGTAACTGTCCTTAAATTTAGGAATATCCTTCCATTTAAGTTTTGACTTCCGGCTTTCGTGGATTCTAATTTTATTTTCCAAGACAAGTTATATTAAAATTGTTACCATTTGAACAATAACTGCACATTGATGTGAACGGAGAATAAACCCTTCCGCACTTTGGACATATCCAACCTTGCTGTCCAAATATCCCCGAATTTAATTTTGTTGAATTTTCCTTTTCCTCCCTTGCCATTTCTACAGCTTTTAAGGCAGTTTCTTCCGATACAATGTAACAAAGTTGTCCTCCAGGATAATCTTCACGTCTTTTTGATTTTATGTATTCTTCCGGTGTCATAATTATTGTATGTTAAGTAAAACCCATATTAAGCAGACAAACATAATGAAGGCGACAATCCCTGCACAAATGGCCGGGGTTAGCATTCTCTTCCACAATATATCTGCCTTGTGGCATCGTTCGTTGATATAATTGATTTTTGAAATGTGCTCACCAAACTGAAGCTCCATCATGTGACGTGCCCAGCCAGTAAGCATCTTATCAAATCTTTGTCTGGCTTCTTCTTTGATAGTGAACATCCCTGAAGGGTTTAGCAGGTATGAATGTGTCCTGAACTCAAATTCTTCTGAATCCAGAATGTCACGTCCACCGCTACTTCGTATCTCCATGGAGACTTTAAGCCATGGAATTGCTTTTGTTTCCCACATTTCGAGGGCACGTTTCTCTATTTCTTCTGCGTTGGCGTTGGCCAGCTCTTTCATCTTTTCGTACTCGTCTTTCGGTACGAATACGACTGCTTTCTTATCGTCGATATACATAGTTTATAAATCTTTTTTTAACACATCGCTTATAACTTTGAACAGATCTGTCCATAATGTAATTGGCTGCTCGCTAGTCTGTAGTTTACTCACAAATATCTTACCATCCCTTAGAGTAAAATCTCCTTCAATGTGAAGATGAACTGTTTTCTCTTGTTTTTCTGGTGCAGGAATATTCTCTTTTATATCAGGTAATGCTTTCTTCATAGTCGTATGTTTTTAGAATCCAATTTTACGTCCCCATCCAACAGTGAATTTATAAATAGGGCTGTCCATGCTAAAATACTCGGTTCCAGTAAACAACCATTTGATAGGTTGGATAACAAGTCTGACAAAAACAGCCCATATTATGTAGAATAATATTGTCATTCTGTATAATATATTTGATTTGCTATTCTTCCTATCCCTTGGAGCATACAGAAATGTTCTCCCGCGATTAACAAGTATTCTGTACTGGTCTTCCGTCAATTCAACTCCAAGCTGTGATAATTGTTTTTTTAACTGATGTGGGTATAATTCATCAAGATATTCTGTTTTCATGAGTCCCTAGTTTTAGATTATTCTTTATTTTCCTGGCTTTCTTCGATTATCCTTTCCACTTCCTGAATGTCGCAGGTGAATTTGTTATAAAAACTATCGTACTGGGAACATTCTTCGTCGACATACTCTATCCATGCCGTTTTGGTCTCAAGGTTGATAATTATCATCGGCCTGTTGCAGGAATCGTCTTTCCCTAGCACTCTGTTTTTCAGCTGCTGAATATCGAAGTTGCAAAATATACGATGTAACTCCACGTTATAATAATCGAATATCGGACCGGTGTAGATAATGTTTTTCGTTTTCTTACCTGGGTATTTAAGTTCAATCATTGGTTTATGGTGGAATATCGGTCGTTTTATCTCGCTCCATGCGATTGGCCTTACATTGTAGGCCCATGTGCCGTCTGACATGATGAAGGAATTGGTGTATCTTCCGTCTTCCAGCATGACGTTCACGCATTGTCCTTTCGGAGGGAGTGAAGCTTGTACGCTTTTCCATTGATAGAAGTATGACGCATCCCATGAAATCCACATTGCTTTTATTATATCGTCAATGGAGAAGTGTATATTTTCTTTGTCTCCTAAGTCCCTAATACGATCGTTAAACAGGTTTGTGACGTATTGGTGTATATATTCTTCCTTATCCATGGTTTACTTCAATTAGTTTAGGTTTCGGAAACCAGTAGTCACATTCATAATCTCCGTAGTCCTCAAAATGAAAATCGGGAGAAGTGGCTACTTTGTATTTCCCGTCTTCCTGGTAGATGTATCCGCTTACGAATGCTCCGTTTGATACCATACGACAGACAACCTCCTCGTTCGGGTCAGGTTGCCGTTCTTTTACGTTTGTCAGAAGGCCGCCCATCAATGCGTCAAAGGCATCCTGCATATCAACGTGCTCTCTTTGTTTTTCTTCTTTCTCCATTTCTTTCATGCTTTTTTCTTCTTTGTTTTGAGTTTTGTGTACTCGGTCATTTCTTTGTCGAAGACAGACAGAAGTTCGGGCTTCTTTTCTTCCGGGATGTAGCCAGTATCAATCAGCTGCTGAATCAGTCTATCTGTCACCTCTCTGCTCTTCCTGACAGTCTTTTGCAGGCTTGATAGCGCCACTACCGACGAGGACGGGTGCATCTGGTCTGCTCTGTATAGCTTAATCATACTGATTACCTATATTTTATGTTACGTACATCTTCAATCGCTTCTACTTTACCTGACTTCAAATATGGCATATATGTTTTTAACATTACCTCTACAAAGAGAGTCAGCCTGCCATCCTTTCGTTCCATCCAGACTTCACTCGGAACATTTTGTCCGTATATGCAGTACATTTCTTTATGCTCCAATAGCAAAACCAGGTCTTCTCCTACAATATCCTTTGTTATCCTATTGTACATGTCTTCAGAAAAGTCTTCTACATCTATGGACAGCTTTATCGTTTTCCCGTAAATCTTTCCTCTGTAATCGTATAGAATATTAAAGCATCGGGCATCTATCCTATATCTGATAAATCCGCACCCGCTTTTGAACTCAAAATCACCTTCGTAATAATCTCTTTCTGAGGTTTCTATATTGAAGGTAATAAAATGTAATTGTTGTAATCAATAACAGAATAATTGTTATCACTATTACTACCATATCTCCCACTATTTTAAATTCCTTCATAAATCGTTATCGGAACAGAAGTGTCCACAAACAAATGCCCTACAAACGAACCATTGAAAAGTATAAACGTGCCTATATACACCATAAAAGGGTCGAGATTTAATTCTTCACCGGTCATTACCATACGGAACTTTACTCCCCGCTGTGGCTTTGATTCATCTTCCAATGCCCAGATATATGCTTTCTCGTTTACCACATCAAGTTTCAGCAGCTTGCTTCCCTCGTGAAGCGGGAGCGTAAACTCTGACGCTGCCGGGATTTCATGTTTTAAAATTCTTGCCATATTCTTTTCTTTTTAAGGTTATTAATCATCTTCAAAGCGCTTCTTTTCTTCCCACTCTTCGTCGGTTTCCGGGCAGGAAAGTATCTCCTTGGAGTCTTTGGGTTCCTCACCCAGCTTGTAGAAGAAGCACACACGGGTAAATTTTCGGGTGCGTTCCTCACGGCGGATCGTGTCGTTCATAAACTCCTGCTCCCATGCGTAGTGACGGGGATATTTGGAGCCTTTGTCCGAGCGGTAGACGATGGAAGGGTTCATGGTGTACTGCATATTGAAGCAGTAAGCCTGCATCTTTTCTATCATTTCGTTCTTCACGGATTTCACGCTCTGCAATGTCACCGCGTCGCCCCGGTGTTCCAGATAGCTGATAGCCATTTCACTGATGGACACCGGCCTTTTCCAGTGCCACTGGTTCGCAAAGAAATGGTTGGCCCAGTCAATGAATACCTGGTCCTTGATGGCGGAGTAAAGGATTCGCATCTGCCCGTCCTGCGACATGGGCGGTATCAGGCTTTCCTGCAGGCCGAGGTAAAACTGACAGCTTTGCAGCATCATGTACACCGCTTCGTCGCGTTCCTCTTCGGTGGCTTCCAGGAAGATGTCTTTCCCGAACTTGGTCTGCGGCGTGCGTTTCTTGAACTGGCCGGCGTAGTCCTCGTCGTGATAGTAATCGCTCTGCATGGCCAGGAAAATACGGCGTGAGGTGCTTCCTTCGGTCATATCGAACGGCATCTTGTTCATGGTAATGAATATCTTCGGGGTAGCTTCTCGCGGCAGTGTCATTTCATCGTGATACAGGGTCTTTACTGTAATGTTGTCCGTAATGTTATAGAACTCGCTGCCCATCATGTCGGGACGAAGGTCGTCTATCAGACACATGCTGTCTACGGTATAATGGAACTTGTCGAAGTTCTTGGCCATGTTTTCCTTCTTCTTCAAGGTCTGACCGGGGATGTAGCACACCTTCCGCACCAGCTCGAAGAAAGAGCGGAAGAAACTTTTTCCGGTACCTCCGCTGTTCTTCCCTTCATCGGCCACGGTGTACTCCGTCACGACTCCCATCTTCTGCATGGTGCCTGTACGATAGCGCGAAAGCATGTAGCCCATGAGCGCTACCTTGCAAATGAAGTGCATGTCCTGTCGCTGCTTTTCCAGCTCGGTAAGCGGATAGCCTTCGGCTTCCTTTCGCCAGTGTATGCGGCTGGTGTCGTACAGCCACTGCACGCAGACAGGCATCTGGTCAATGTCTTTCGGCATTTTCAGCAGGAAACGGTACAGACGCTGGTAGGCGATGAACTCTGCATCTTCACGGCGGCGCTCGTTCTCGTTCATCCGCTTGTCGGCCATGCGCTGCCTGTTCAGTTCCTTACGTGCGGCATATTCCGGATTCTCCTCGATGGTGAACAGCGGGGACTTGAGCGGATGGTAATCGGCGTCAATAATCGCCTTGCGGTTTACATGGAAAGGCAAGTCCACGTAGTCTACCGGCTCGATGCTGTCGGCCGTCACCTTCACGGCGCAGTTGCGGAAGAAGAAATAATCGAAATCCTTCCCCCACGACATGAAGTTCAGGTCTACTTTCTTGATTCCGGACATGGTGTCGCGTCCGATTTTCTTCTGGGTACTGATGGCGTTGCTCAGTTCCTCGGAGTAATACTGTGAGTTGTATATCAGGAAGTCTTTCATGATTTCCTTGGCTTCGCTCAGTGCCTGGCTCTCTTCCACCACATCGACAATGTTGTTGCTGATGTGCACAAACTTGGTGGTATCCGCTTCGTCGGTGTATTTGTAGAATCCGTTGGCCGAAAGGAACTGGGCCATATTGTCGAAGTTCAGGGTGTATTTCCGGACCACCACCTTGCTTTCGTCTTCCTGCTTTTTGGTCTGGTACTGCACATCCCAGAAGCGCATCCGTCGGGCGGTCTTGAGCAGGTCGTCAAAATAGCGGTTTACGTTGGTGTGCATGAGCTTTTCATTGCGGCGCATCACTGCCGGATAGAAGTTGAAGAACTCTTCGGCATCCTTGCACGTTTTCCCGCTGCGGGGATTGTACTGGGTGGAGAGGTCTTCGGGCAGATAGAGCACTTTCAGTTCTACGTGTTTCAGGGCCAGCCGGTTCATGGCGCGTATGCCGGTGCGGTCGATATCATACAGCACAAACACTTCCATGGAGATGTCCAGCAGGCGACGGATCGTTTTCGACGAAATCTCCACACTCTCGGAGTGGGGAAACACCACATGAGCGTCGCTATGGAAGTACACATTGATGGCATCGCGCGGGCCGGAACAGATCGCAATCCGGCGGAACACGTCGGTAAAAGCACGGGTACGCCGTCCCCGCTCGTCCACCCGGGTTTTCTCTATATTGATAATGGGATGTCCTTCCTTGTCGGAGGTTTCCACACGTCCGGTCTGCAGGGCACGCATCACGTCAGCGTCGCCGTAGATTTCCTTGTGGAATCCTTCCGGACGGCTTCCTCCCTGGTACCACCAGGTAAACTTGTAGTTGGGCTGGCGGCAACCGTCCGCATCGGTTGTCTCGCGGAAATAGGGCTCATATTTCCGTGCCCACCAGCCGTTCTCGTCTTCGTAGCGGAAAAGGAATACCGGGTAAGAAGGTGTGGACTTCACTTCGTAGCTGGTCAGTACGCCGTCAGCATCGGCCTTCTCGGGTGTGACATAGCTTTCCAGCGGATAGAGGTTGAACATGGTGCTTAGCTGGGTGCTGTCGAAGGGAGCGGGCATGTCGCCACGGTAAAAATCGGGATTGAACGAACAGCGCAACAGGTTGTTTCCGTCGGCATCGGTCACGGCTGTCTGCTCGGGGCCTTCGCTTGTGTTTTTCCCGGTGCGGAATACGGGGAGCACCTGGCAGCCCAGCGCGCGGAGCTCAGCGGGTGTAAACTCGCCCTCACGGATGCGGAAATCCACTTCCGGCTGCGGGGCGGTCTTGCGTGCCCGGTGGAAGAATCCGTTCTTGTAATCTCCTTCAATAATCAGGTTGAAGTCTTTGGCCAGCCGGTTCACCGCATCCAGAAAGTCGTGTTTCTCTCCTGCGCGTTCCAGAAGACGCTGCTGCAGCATGATGGCTCCTACCCCTTTGCTACGGTTCTGCTCGCCGCATACGAAGCAATTGAAGGCGGCATAGCGTTCTCCCTTTGGCGGGAACTTGCTCACACAGAAACTTCCGTTCTTCTCGTCGTGAAACGGGCATCGGTAGAATACGCTGCGTGCAGTCTGCGATGCGGGAAGGTATCCGTTGTTGCGCATCACGTCGGGAAGCGGGAGCGCATTGAGTTTATCAACTGTCTTGTCAGAAATCATTTCAGGGAATTTTAAAAGAGGAATGTCACCTCGTAGTTCATGCTTTCCATTTTTGCTTGTATCATTTCTTTCAGGCTATCTGGCAGGCACATCATAGGGTCTGGCTCATGCAGGTAAATCGTATTTTCCTGCACGCTTCCTGTGGAAGAATATCCGTCGTACACCAGCTCGTTCATAAGCTTCTGCATGCACGACTTCGACAGGTTGCCGCAAGCTATGCTCACGCTACCTTCCGGATAGCCTATCGCTATTTCCGTGTGACGCACATGGAAACGCTGTTCATATACCGCTCTGCTTCGTTTCATACCAGCCGCTTTCCTTTTAGTGTCAACATAAGCTCAGGACGTGTAGCCACACCCAACTTCGCAAAAATACGTTTCCGCATGTTGTCTATATTGGAATAGCTGCATCCCATTTCGTCGGCAATCTCTTCGTAGGTGAGCGAAGTATTTACCAGCATGTTCGCCACAGCAGCCTGAGTGGGAGTCAGTCCGCACTCGTACACCGGATTGCAGCACACCTCCTTTTTATCCTTGAAGGCGGGGTTGAATCCGTTGAACGGACAGTTATATCGCATAGGGCAGTGCGTGTTCTCGGTATTGAAGTCTTCCGGACCTTCATGGTCGGGAATATCGTCCTCGCGTCCGAAACAACAGTTCAGGCTTACCAGCGCAAGCTCTGACAGATAGCGGCTGCGAAGGTTCCGTATGGTCTTATAAGAACGTCCAAGTCGCATCTGCAGAAGCTGGTCGGCTGCCACCAGGTGTGAGGGATAGTTTTTCTTCATCTCGTCGAGGTATTCCTCTACGAAGTCAATTCCCGTCTTTCCGTCGTTCTTTACCGTGATTTCCTCTCCGTCTTCAAAAACAATTCTTGAGAATCCGTCCTGAATGCGTGTGTGCGCTTCCCATTGTCTTTCCAGCATGTATCCCATCACATTTCCTCCATTTGTTTCTTGTACTCCTTATAAATAGATTCCAGCCCGCGAAGCTCTACTTCCGTGAAATCGAAGTTACGGAAATGCGCACGCAGCGCATGTTCGCCCATACCTCGTTCTTTCATGAACTCGATAAATTCTCCCTTCTTTCTCACACCGGAAAAGAAGTCTTTCAGTTCCCCTTCGTAGTCAGGATCAAAATCTCTCAGGCATTTTTCCACGCCTTCCGCCTCCCACCGGCGCACGCGGTTCAACCTGATCTTCTGGTACGCCGTGCTCATGCTCATTCCGTAATGTTCCACCAGGTAGCGGCTAAATCCCAGCCGCATGGGGCTCAACTTTTTTTCGGATAATGCTTCAATGATGCTCATTTTCATACTTCTGATATATATTGTCGTTTCTCGCTTTTGCGGTTTCGGTCGTTTTTTGTTATTTTTACCCTACAAAGTAACAATTTTAATTTGACAATCGCATTATAATTGTTACGGAAATAACAATTTTAAACTGATTTTTTATGTACTATTTCAATTCTTTCCTGTTCAATAATCTTCCCAAGCTCTTCGGCCTGAGCGAAAAAGGCGTGTCGGAGAAGGTGTACGGAAAATCATACATGTATAAAAGAAAGGTTGATAATCAAGACAATATACTCGTGCATGACATCGTAATGGTGTGCAACACATTCCACATAAGCCTGTCAAACTTCATTATGTCGGCTCCTCCTGAAAATTTACTCGGTAATCGCTTCAAATATGTCATACCGGATGAAGATTTTAAAGAGGTGAGATTCATCCCCGAAAACTTGCGCTGGCTTTACGGTCCGCAGGGACTTACTAAAATTCCTTCGCTTGCTGAATTTTCGCGTCAGAGCGGAATCTCAGTCACCAGTATCGTAAGGTGGCAGAATCCGAAGATAGGAGGGTGTACGGTTAACTGGCTTATCGGAATATGCAACCGTTTCGGAATCGACATAGACGTGTTCATGGAAGACGAGAATGAGAAGCTTGAAAAGTACGCGGCCACCGAAACGGAAATATCGCCGCGCGTGTGGCAGGAAATTTCGGAACTCAAAGAGGCTATAAGGCAATACCGGCAGGAACGAATATCACTTCTGGATGAAAACCGCAAGCTGAAAGCAAGAATCAAGGAAACGGAGCTTGTGGCAGAAGAAAGCACCGAATATACCTACGCAGACAGGAAAGTCAGGGAATGGAAGGCTAACTGGGGACTGCTGGAGAACTTTCATATCGTCGTGGGAGTGTCCAGACGAAAAGTGATTCAGGATGCCGGCATGCAGAATTTCAGCGAACTGTTCATCGAAGGAAACATGCTGATTACCTCGCTGGTGAAACTTTGCAACAAATACCATATCAGCACAAGACACATATTCTATCGGGATAACGGCATTGTTCCGGAAGTAAATGTGTACGACTATTACCGGTCGGACAACTGGAAGACGGTAGTTTTCCATCCGGAATATGTGAATGATTTTTTCGGGAAGGAGAGCGTGACGGGTATAAACCGCTCGGAACTGCTTGAACGTATGAATATTAGCGAATGGAAACTTCGTGCATGGCGAAAAGAAAACAGCACTATGCGAATAAAAGACATGCTGGAGATATGCAACCGGTTGGAAGTAACACCTTACTATCTTATTTCGGATCAGAATCGCATGGATATTTCATTTGGTGTAACCAGTGCGGAAATCCTGCTGGAAGAGAACCGTATGCTCCGCCAGCAGGTTATCCGGTTGAAAGAAAAACTACAGAAGAAAAACGGAGAAGGATTCCTTCCGTTAGACGAATGAGTTCAGCGTACTTCCTGAGAATCCATACCGCACACTGAAATTCACGGAAATAAGACCTGGTTTAGCTCGGTCATAAAGTTTGTTCGTCTCTTCTGGTATGATGGCGACGGGTATGTATGTGCCGTTATCGTACATCCATGCCTTTCGCGTCACCACAAATTCCGTGAGCCACCATTCGGTCCACTCCCTGTTCACAAATCCGCTGCTCATGGAAAAAGTTCCTGAAGGTGCCTGTGCATAGCTGGCAGTGCGCGTGGTAGCACGGTAGGAAATGTCAGCAGGCAGCGTGTAGAGCTCACTCTGTATGTCATACTCCAGCGAATCGCGCGTAAAAGCGACTACACTTTCCATCAAACCGAACCCGTTCAGGAATATGAAGTGGCGCATGAGCGGGTTTGTCTTTACCGCATAGCGCTTCTTCCCGGTTTCAAATCCGGTGTTCACTGTAAGCTCACCTTCCTTCAACGATGATGTGATTATTTGCAATGAATCCGGGACCAGCGCACCACGTGTGTATTCGGAATATTCTTTCGATTCTTCTCCCTGCACTACGCTGTAGGTAATGGTGTCCGATCGGGTACTTACCGCAGGAATACACAGTATCCATCCCAATGGGACAATATCTCCCTCCGGTTTACGGCTCAAGATGCGTCCCTCACCTAAAATCTCTGTGGTATCTACATTGGATGCGGTAAGGCGTTCGAACTCCGTGAGCCTTCCGGGTATGGCATTGTACTGCTCAGAAGTGGTTTCACCTTCTTCTATCTCTACCATACCGTCCAAATAAGATTCCTTATATGTAATAGTATATCTAGCGGCATAGGACATTTGAGAAATAGTATTTGTACTTGTTACATCAAAAGTCATTTTACGTGCCAAAGCGGTTTTTATGGTTTCTCCAATATTAAATACGGCTGTCCCGTCTGTCCCTACTTCAAAGGAATAGTTTTCTGAATAGTTAAACTCTTCCGATGCAGCAAAAGCTGTTGCATTTACGGTTAGCTTGATGCGCAAAAATGTTTTTCCTGTTAAAGTTGTCTTAGCCTTAACAATTATCGGATCGCCTGAGAATGAAATCTGAGGCGGCTGCTGTAAAATCTGTATTGCCATTTTCCTGATATTAAATAGTGTAAAGTTCTATAGTTACATCGGTCAAGCCATTTACCCCAAGGGTATATGATATTTTATTGATAAATCCAATAAACTGTCCTATACGATATTTTTTTAAAAAATTTATACCAATTATTTGTGTTATGCTTAAACGAACACTTAAAATAATTGTTTTCCGATTTTCCTTGAAGTAAATATATTCAGAAAGAAACTTTGATACAAGTCCTCTTTTAGAATATTCCCCGTCTATTGAATATCCATCTTTTTCTGCCGTCAGTTTAAGAGAGAATCTTCCAGACTGGTCAGCTCCTCCTTCTTCCAATCCATTGTAATCATACATCCGGCCATAGCAGTCACAACTGTCCGATGTAAAAGCGTATGAACCTACAGTTTGTATCCATGTATCATTCCCTTCTCCGTCATAATTGGTATCTGATATTTCAATAGAAGATTCATTCCCAGGACCTCTCATAATCCCTAAAGAATATCCAGCATCATAGCTTCTCAAAGGAGATTCATCATTGGATTCTGTATCAAATAGTTCAGGACATAGCGCACGTAAATATATATATCTCATTAAATATCCTTCAGTGCTTCCCCTTCTAAAATAAGCATAACCTTCTGAAATGTTTTTATCTATTTCAGTACCATTCTCTAATTCTACATCTACAAAAACTGCTTCTAATCTGCTCTTCGTATCAAGCGGATTTGTATTGCCTGGTCTTTCCATTGTAGTAGGTGGTCTAGTATTACTTCTTGAGCTGAAGTCTGATCTCGAATTTACATTTTTCGTTATACCTCCATCGGCTAAAAGCTCCGCCGATACATAGTTTGTTATTATCGGCTTGAAATTTATTGTAATATCCTCCGGAGAATCAGCATCTTTTGGATATATATAATCCCTGAATCCTCCAACTTCAAATAATGAAGGATCACCTCCTGTCTGCTTATTTACTTTTACTCTGTAAGCATTGCCGGTTGTCTTGTCTATTTTACAATATCTATCAAAAGAACTTATTCCATCATTCAATATTTCTTGATAATTATCATACTGCTTTGTAAGATTATAGTCATCATAATTGAAAGCATCATCGTTATCTTCTCCATAAGTCAAACGCTCTCCTTGTATTTTTTCTCTTTTTAGTGAAAAATCTAATATTTCTTCCGGAGTCAATATTTCCTCCTCTTTATCTTCCAGCACGTCTTTGATATATATTACCGATATTTCATTTGTATATGAATCAAAAATAAATTTTATACCAAAAGCATTCTTTAAATCTTCTATTATATCTTTTGCTGATACATCCGGAAAATTTTCATTTGTAGCATATAAATCATAAGCATAATACTTAAATTCGTTTGTGCTTATTTCTGTATCTGCCACTCCCGGACGAGATGATCGAGACCATAATTTAAGTTGAAAATTAGGCCCAAGAAAGTCTTTTCTCATTATTTCCGATAAAGGAATTTCTCTTCTGTCTTCTGATTGTGTTACATGGCATTGGGTAGTAAAAAAAGCTAAACGATTCATATCTTCAACTTCCCCCATGTCATTCCTTTTGACCGTTAGATTAAGATATTTAAACAGACAATCTATAAAGTACATGACATAAAAGCAAACCCCACTATAAGGCCTTTTGGCATCAAGTACTTTATAATATCCATCAGCGTTCGACATACAAACCCTTACGTTGCAGTATGTTTTTATTGGATAAGGCTCGGATACATTATATTCAGTATAATTCATCATAACATAATCAGGAAGATTTACTTTATTCCTAACTTTTTCACTTTCTGCTTCTGATACTAAATATCCTAATTTTATCTGCTGGTCAAGCGGTACATCCCTGGCATTGATTTCTTCTATTCGGTCCATAAAGTCACTGTTCCCGGAAATAAATGTTAACGGCACGCTTTCCTCAAACTCTATCTCACTGTCTGTCTCTATTTTACCTCGATACAGCATCACTCCCATAAACCATATTTCTGCGGGCATTTTGTCTATATCATTCAAGTAAATATCTCCATACGGGTCTGCAATGTTCTGAAAAATTTCTCGATTTGGCTCTAGAGGAATTTCAAAAGGGAACGAAAAAGTCCCCTGGTCATTGAATACAGGACTTGTCTGTTCCAGACTTAAAGAAAAATCGTCAGGAAGATAAGCCCATTTGCCGTTTATTTTTATCTGTATACCTGTCATGTCTTGCTTTATTTAGAAAGTCCTCGTCTTGTCATAAATTTGCTTGCTTTATTCAGCTGGTTTACGGCTCCTTTATTTCCATAAGGATCTACCGTAGCATTAATAGGTTTGTTGAGCCTTTCGGTCAATGTATTCACAGCATCGGTCACTCCGGTAAGCACCTGCGACATTTCAGCGACCGACATGCCTGATCCTCCTGCCTGCTGCGCAGCCTGTGAAGCCTGTGCCGGCATGGACGGATAACTTCCGCTGGCAAATGTCGGCATGGCGGCCGATTTAAGCTGCCCGTGCCGCGCAATGGTGAGAATGCTGTCGTAGATGTGCGGATAGTTCAGAATAAGCTTCTGTGTAGTATCGCCGTCCACAATCATTTCAGGCTTCTTTTCAGAGAAAATACCGAAATGCGCACCTCCGCTGTACACTCCCGTTTTAAGTTCCTTCTGGTAGCGTGCGTTGTATATCTGTCCGTCGTTTCCCAGTACCGGATAGTCACCCTCTGCGTAGGTAAGCATTCCGGCTGCTACACGGCCCTTGCTGCTGCTTACTCCGGTGGCAGCCGCCACTTCCTGCTTGGATTTGTTGAGCTTACCCATGGCCAGTCCCATCAGTGCGGAAAGTGCAGCGCTGATAACCGCAATCAGCGGAATACCCCACCAGCCTAGTTCTCCGATTATCTTTGCAGCTCCGGAAGCCGTACCTGTCGAAACATCTGCCGTGGTTTTGGCTCCCTGTACTGTCAGATCCGTAATGGCCTGTGACCCATGAATAGCTGTAACAGTAGCACTTGTAGCCGCTTCCTGTGCTACTTCCTGGGCTCCAAGAGTCTTCTTCATCAACAACTCGGTTATTTTTTGCATGATCAAGTCTTTGGTGAGTTTCATCGCTGTTTGGAGCAACATTTTTGCAGCTTGCTTACGGTCGTCCACTTCGGCAAATGCAGCTTCTCCCATCTGCTCACTGAAATCTACTACTGCATCGGTGTAGTTCTTTAGGGTGCTTAGTTTGCTCTCCGTGATTTCAAGCTCTTTTGATGCCTGTTCTTCTCTTGCTGCATTTAGTTCATCGAGTGCTTCCTTTTCGGCCATTCGGTAAGACTCCTCTGCCTCCTGCTGTGTAGCACCGGAAGCAATAGCCTGCTGTATCAGTTCTTCTTTACGGGCATAGAACTCTTCATAATACTGGCGGGCAGCTTCCAGGCGTATTCGCAAGGCTTCGAGCTCGGCATTGTCCGTTTCGGAAGTACCAAGGAAGGAACTTTGTGTGGATGCCAGTCCAAGATTACCTGCAGCACCCATAAGTTCAGTTCGTTCGTCCGTACCTTTTATACGGTCTTCCCAAAGTTTCTGGTTTCCGCTGGTTTCCCACTGCACGTCTATCATTTCCTTGATATCCTTGGCATACTTCTCGGCAGCGGCCTTGGAATCCTGATAGAAATCACGCAGCTTTTTCAGCATAAGCGACATCTGCTCCGGGCTCATGCTTTCGGCCCATACCGCGTCAATGTTGCTAAGATAAGTGCGCAACTGGTCTTCGTTCAGGCTGTAAGCATCTTCCGACAGAGAAACAAGGGCATTAATTCTTTCCTTCACTTCACTCTCGTCAATCACTCCGCTAAATCCCAGACTCATACGGAACTCTTTCTCCGCATCGGTATTCAGCAGACGAAGTTTGTCGAGCGACTCCTCAAACTGGTTGACAAGGCTTTCAAACGGGTTGTATTTAAGCAGCTCCTTCTCGATAGTCTGACGGTATTTCACTGCCATGTTCTGTACTTCGAGCAGGTCTTTTTCAAGGTTCTTACGTAACCCGTCGGTCTGACGTTCGCCCAGTTTCTTAATCAATGCAGCAGTAGATTCCAGGTTCTTACCTTCCATCCCATATAAATTCTGATTGAAGGTGTTCTCCTCACCCAACAGCTTTTTACGAAGCTCCACACGTGCCAGCAGATGCTCTTCCTCGGTCGCGTCAATCTGACGGTTCATCTCCTCGGTAGTTATCTGTTCATCGAGATATGCCTGACGGATAGCCTGCTGACGGCGGAGGAAATAAGCTTCGAGCGCAGACATAGCCGCACTGATTTCATCATTCATTTCCTTCTGCTCACCACGTGTGCCTGACTTACGTACTTTGAGCCAGTTACCGCTTGTGTCGCGTCCCCATTTCTCAGCCAGCACCTTGGCCACATCCTGCTCCATCTTTTTCAGCACCTCGTATTCTTCCTTGGCCGACTTGAATCCACGGGCAGCGAAGGTGTCTGCATAGTCCTTGTCCTCATTAATGCTCTTCATCATGGCCTCCAGCTTTTTGTAGGTAGCTACCAGCTTGTCTACTCCGGCTGTTTCCAGCGATACTCCCTGTCCCCATACAGATTCCAGTCCGATGGCCTTAATACGTTTTTCCACCTGACTGATGTTATTCTGATACACACCAAGCTGACGGTTCTTTTCAGCAAGTTCGGCTGTTTCTGCCTTGGTGAGCTTCTCTCCTTTCTCACGCTTCGCGTTCAATTCGTCCACATCTTCACGAAGACGCTGTACGTAAGTAGTTGCCTGCTGCAGATAGGTATTCAGTTCAGGCAGGTCGGACGAAGAAAGAATGTCCTGGTTGGACTTCCGGAGGTCTTGCAGCATAAGTTCTTCGGTCTTGCTCTCGGCAGCACGCTGCGTACTTTCAAGGAAAGTCTGAGTCTGCCCGGCTTCCTTCCGGATGTTTTTCAGGATGTTCATCAGTTTTAAAGCGTCGGAACTGAACGGGAGCTGCTTTATGTTCTTGTCATATTTCTCCATAAAGCCATCCAGCGCGTCGTACAGATTACCTCCTTCTTCTACTACTTTATTCATCCCGTCCATGATGAGGGCCATGGCATCGCCGGCGTTGGTTTCTCCCACATTCTGCATTTTGTTCAGCGAAGCAATAATCTTCGACTGAAGTTCCTGAATCTGGTCGGTGTATTTGTCGGCAATGTTTTCCATCATCTTGTCGCGCATCTTCAGCGCCAGCGTTTCACGAAGACGGGCATTAATCAGGCTGTAAATGTATTCCTGCTTCTCGGCATAGTTGTTTTCAGTGACCATAAATCCAAGGTATGCCCCATACTTGTCATTCAGCTGCTTAATCAGTGCCGCACGCTCTCCGTTCGATACATTTGCCTTGTCAATCGCATATTTCAGATTGGAAAGCTCAAATGTTTCCTTCTGTATGGCTGCTTCAAATTCCGACTGTGCCTTTGTTGCTTCGTCTACTGATTTCTTGAAATAAGTAATGGCAGATGTCAGCGCAGTAAATCCTAATACAACCCATCCTAATGGATTTGACATCATAGCCTTTGAAAGTGACTGCCAGGCTATTTTGAATATGTTCACAGAGGCTGTGCCACTTTTCACCATCTTCGTAAACAGCACAATGTTTGCACTCGCTTTCTGCACAGCAGAAGACGTGGCAATCATTAATCCTACCAGCACCTGAAGAGCTACTGCGGTCAGACGGATTGAGGTTTCTCCGCGTTCAAACCGGTTGGGAATGCTCGAAATATAGCGAAGCACATCCGTGAGCCATTCCACAAATCCGCTGTTGATAAACGATTCCTTGATGGCGTTCCCCATACGCTGCATGATGGCCATGGCGTTTTCGTTCTTGATGTTGTATTCATCCGTCACGCTGGTAGCTTCCTTAAACGCACGGGAAGAAGTAAATACCTGCGCCTTCAGTTCGTCTACTCCGGAAGAAAGTGTAACGAGCACCTGCTTGATACGCTCGCCATCGCTACCGAGGTCTTTCATAATCGGAGCCAGCACATCCAGTCCGCCCATGGCGTTCATCTTCTCGAATACAGCGATAATAGCTTCCATGGTCTTTCCCTGGTTGATAAGGCTCTTCAGGTAATCATCACTCAGTCCCACGGCCTGCGCTACTTCGGTCGTGTTGCTGGTGAGTGTAGAAATAAATGTGTTCAGAGCTGTACCACTCATTTCGGCATTCTGTCCGAGTGCGTCCACTGTACCTCCCAGTGCTATCAAGTTGGACATGGACAGTCCGGCTGCCTCCCCAATAGCACCGATACGAGTTACAATATCCACAATAGGGCCTGCAGAAGCGCGGCTAGTCTGTGAGATTTCGTTGATGGCAGATCCGGTGGCCAGCAATGCCTTTTCCACTCCAAGCTTTTGTGTTTCGCCCAGAATAGCGTTCACCTTCATCAGCTGGCGCACGGCTTCGGCACCTCCCAAGTCCTCACCCAGGGCTACAAGCAGCTGATTACCTGCCTTCACAAATCCCAGAACATCTTCCTTGGCAGAGATACCCAGCTTTCCAGCTTCGTAAGCGAGGTCGTGAAGTTCCTGCTGGGCGGTACGGGTGTCGATACTGTCAATTTCACGGCTTAGCTCGGCTACTGACTCAGTGGAAAGCCCGGTGGTCTTCTCGATGTCGGCCAGACTGTCACTCAGCTGCAAGTTAGCCTGATACAACTCCTTGATACGTCCTACCACCTCATTGAATCCGGCATATACCAGCACATAACTTGTCAAACGCTTGATGGTAGCTACAATCTGGTTATCGTGTTCCTGCCAGCTTCGCTTCACTTCATTAATCTGCTCGTTTACCCGGCGCAGATTCATTGAAGTTTCGACATACTTCTCTGCGTCACGTTCGGTTTTCGAAAGTTCTTCCTGAAGCTGTGCCGCGGCCTTTTGCAAATCTTCCAGTGGAGCTGTTTTAAGTGTAAGAATCACTTTGTTAAGTTCTTCTGCACTTAACACAGAATTTTTCTGTTTTTTCTCAATCGTGCTCAGCGCATCTTCAATTTTTTTCAAGCCTTTTGTATCGCTTACTTCAAGCTTCTTTTTATACTCTTCTAGCGATTTTTTCAGCTTTTCAAGGTCTTCGTATGTACCGTCGAACGTACCTTGACCAACCGTTTCAGCTTTATCAAGCGCATCTTCCAGTGAAGTAAATTCGGCAGATGATTGTTTCAGTTTCTCGTTAAGTGAATTGATGGCCGATTCCACATCCTTGATACCCTTTGTGTCGCTTGTCTTTAGCTGCTGCTTGTATTGTTCAAGCAACTTGATGGCTTCTTTTGTCTGTGATATTGTGCCATCGAATGTGCCGGTCTGGACTTTTCCTAGTGTGGTTTGAGCACGCTGTGAGACACGACGAGTTTCTTCCGCTTCAACCTGAGCAAGCTGTTCACGGTATTTCTGGATTTCCTGCGTATTAAGTTCTGTGGATTTAATAAGGTCTTGCAATCGTTCCTTTGCCTTTCCCAGAGATTTGTCGCTCACATTGCCAATATCTCCTATAATGTCGGAAAACTCTACAAGGTTCCCTTTCCGGCGCTGTATTTCGTCGGCTATCTGTTTGATGTAATCGCGAACAGTATTGAGCGTTTTAAGGTCTTTCGGATTAACACCAAGCAACATATCCCTCAATCCCCTTTGGGCGTTATTCAAATTACGCAGAGTCTGTCCGGAAATATCTGTAAGGTATTTCTGTACAGTATTAACATTTCGTTCAGATTCAGTGATTGACTTCTGAAGTTGTTTCTGCTTCTTTAAAGCATCCTCATATATCTTTTTATTCTTGTCATAATCTACCGTATCAACGGACATTTCCATATTCCGCTGCGCCTCCTGGATTACCTTGTCAAGTTCTTCCCATTCCTTGCGCATCTCCTCGATTTTCTTGCGAGCCTGTTCCGCCCCTCCGATAAGCACGTCGATTCTAGCCAGTCTGGTACCTAAACTATTTGCCATGTCTTTGTGTTTGTTTTCCTCAAAGTTAGGCACCCGAAATGTGGAAATGAAGGACAAAAAAACGGTGTCCGTCAGTTCAACGGACACCGTTTTAAAACTATTCGCCAGCAACCTCTAAAGTGGTTTGCGGCAAACCTCTCGAGCGATATGCAGCAAACCACTTGAGAGGTTTGCTGCATTTGTTTTGGCAGGCCCTACAGGCTATTGTGGAGGGGGTGTTATTTTTTAATTTAAACTGGTAAAATAAAGGATAATTTCCCTCTATATATTGCAATTTTAATTACATCACATTTAAAATAGTTTTATTTTTTCATTTTACCTCCGGAAATCAGCACTTTTAAAATTTTCATTCTAAAATTATGTTTTTTTGTTATACTAATAAGTACATTTGCTTAAAATAAAAATACTTTCTATGAGACTAAAAAATAAACTATTTTTACCATTAATGCTATTAACAATGTCATTGATGACATCCTGTGGTTCTTCAAAAATATATATGGCTCGATATGATGTAGGACTAACCTCTGTCGAGACTCCATCTAATGCAAAAGAACCTTATGGAGATTTGAAAATTACAAAAATAGAGGACCGAACAACGGATAATAAAAACAACCTCTGATTAATAAACAGGTATGAATACTCCGACAAATATATCGGAATAACATGGACATATAATACCACGCAATTTGAGTTTGAACTAAAAAATATATCAGGACATACCTTAAAAATAAACTGGGATGACGTTACTTTTATGGATTATTCAGGGAATATAAGCCGAGTAATGCACAAAGGAGTAAAATATATAGAGAGAGAAAACCCACAAGGAAGCATCAGCATACCAAATGAAGGAAGACTTCAAGACATCATTTTACCAAATTCAAATGTATATTTCAGTAAAGGTATAAGCGGATATATACCAGCACAATGGAAACAGAAAGCCATTATTCCTTGCTATTTTAATAACAAGAACGATATGGAAAAAGAAATCGCAAATAAGACATGGATTGGAAGGACGGTTCGTATTCTTTTCCCTATAGAAATTGAAGGAATAAAAAATGACTACACATTTGAATTTACAGTTAACGGTACATACTGATAATAAAAAAACAATGCAGCCGGGGAAGAAACGACAAAACCCGGCTGCATTTTCATTCATATAGGTGGAAAGACAAACTACATCATCTTTTTCTCATAATTATATCGCCCACCACATTTGCCAGCACATTAGAGCCAAATCCTCTTATCCCGTCAAGTTGAGCTACCATCCGGATAAGGAGGTCCAGCTTTTCTTCTATGCGGCTGTTACATGGCTGCCGGCTCTCCGTACATGCGCTTCTTGAAGTAACGGCGCACCTGAAAGTTCTTGTCCTTGTCTTTCAGGTAGGACACAGCTTTCTTGTAGCATGAAAGGGCCATCTTTTCGTTCGGCACTTCGGCAGGTGTCTTGTATCCCATGTCTTCAGCGATGCTGTATGCCATGTCGCTGTAAATCATGTTGGCTGTGACACAAAGTGCATACGAGTTGTACGAAGGTTTTTCTTCGGGAACTCCTCCAAGTTGTTTCACGGCAGCCACGAAAGTGTCATGCCCCCAGTGGAATCCTTTCAACCCATCTTCGTTGACCATGGTCTTACCGATATTCACGGCCTCTGTTTCCGACAAAAAATTATCCCAGCACATTGCTTCGAGGTGGCTCAGCCAGCTCATAGCCATTTCCGGATGCATCTTTGCCATTTCCTTGAAATAATAGGTAGCAGCTTCGCCGAATATTTTCATATTCTTCACGTCCTTGCTGTCCTTCATCTTATCATACAGCTCCTCGTAACGGGAGATCATTTGTTCTCTATCCATATCTCGATATTTTTAAATTAGTTTCTTCAAAAACTTCCCGCCCTCGCGGACGGGAAGCCACTCAAACATTTTTCCTTTTCCTTCGCTTTTTTACGGGTTCATCGGCAGATGCCAGACTGAAAGCGCTAAACGCGGCTGCCTGAACTTCGTTAAGCGGGAAAGGTAGCAGTAATCGTGACCGGGACTGCAATCAGTGCGCCGCAAGCAGAGCAACCGCAACCGTTCTCATTGTAAGAGAATACCTGCGGAACTAAAGCTGTAGCTACCACACTGGTAGGGGCTGTATTTGCCGCACCGATGAAGGTTACTGTAAACTGTTCGGTCCACTGAATAGTCTTTGCTGCACATCCGTTTTTCGGAGTGTAGGTCAGAGTTACAGCTGCGTTGATAAGCGCAATGTTCTGCGTGTTGTTGTTTGTGACGCTTGCTACACTGAATACGACGGTAGCAGTAGGTTGAACGCCGTTGTTCACGCAATAAGCCTGACGCAGTTTCTTAGTGATGTTTACCGTCAGTGGCTGAGCGGTAGCTGTCGGAACTCCAGACAAAGTAATTGACTGAATCATAGTTGTGTTGTGTTTGTGTTATATATCTTTTACAGGACACCAGGCCGCCTGTATTCGGCACTTATTTCTCTTCTTTTTCTCGTGTTTCATTCTTTGGTGCAGGCTGCGGTTGTGGGTGCGACGGCTGTGCGGGCTGCTGCGGAACCTTCACCACATATTCCTCGGGTTTCTGATACGGAAGGTTGCAGTCCAGGTATTTCTTCAGTTCCACCAGGTCATTGCGGTCGAAGGTGAAAAATCCGTCGATTATGGAAAGCTTTCCCTGCTGGATGGCAGAGTCAACATATCCGTGAGCCAGTTCCGGGATCATGTCGTCCGGAATGCGGGATACAAATCGTTCAAGGAACGGACGGATCATTTTTGTCCCTCCTAAAGATGCCAGCGAATTGATTTCATTGGAAATCTGCCATCCGGGGCCTGCGAGTCCGATTGACTTGAATAACTTCTCCACCGGAAGCATGCCGGCAGAAATACCGTTGAGCGTATTGCCCATCATAACCGGAATGACCGGCTCACCCCATTTCAGGATGACAGCGGTCAGAATCTGTGCGTTTGTCATTTTTCTGCGTGTTTGAGTCTTTTCTACAGTGCTTGAAAATCAAAAGGAAGGGGAAGACCGGACGGTCCTCCCCCGGGGCCAGTTTGGGGTTACTGGGCAGACGGACATCCGCAGCATCCATCCTGACATACGTTGCTTGACGGAATGTATGTCTTAGTGATAGCCTGCAAAGCGGCGATGCTGTTCTGCATACACTGCAGAGCAGCGGTGTTGGTACCGTTGTAAACGGCCTGCTGCATGTTGACAGCGGTCTGAGCGTCCTTGTTGGAGCGAACTTCCACTGAAAGTTCCTTGATCTGACCCTGCAAGTCCTTGTAGGCTTCCACGATCTTCTGGTCAGTGTACTTGTCAGCCTTCAGCAAAGCGATTTCTGAATCCTTTGCGTTCAGTTGTTCCACCATGTTCAACTCATAACGGCTTACGGGCATGTTGTCTGAGCATACGCCTTCTGCGTTCCATCCCCATGCGCCGCGGTTGGCACATCCGCCCAATACATTGCCTGCATTCAGGCCCAAAAATGAGGCTGCACCAAGAGCGCCCAATACAGTGTTAGTGTTTCCTTGTCCCTGGCCGGTTACATTGTAACTCTGACCATCCATACCTTTGATTGTCATACTGTTTTGTGTTTGTGTTGTCGTGACAGGAACTATTTCCTGACATGACAAAGGTACGGACGAAGCATTACTCTGGGAATGAGTTATTTCCTAACCTCTTCCTGATCCTTTCGCAACTTATTCTGAATATTTTCTGTGTGCTGAAACGCTGGTCGAAATTGGTATGAATCTGGTTGACGGCACGCTCCGTCTTTCCGATTCGTGCAGCGATATACGACGGATTCAATCCGCTCTGAAAAAGGAAATGCACGAGCAGATAGCGTGCATCTACCGTTTCTGTGTCCTTCCTTCCGGAAAGGATCTGTGCGGACGGTATTTCCGTTTCCTCCGATACCATGCGGAGGATGGTGTTAAAAATCTCACTCTTACTCATCGTTTCTTTGTTTATCGGGCACGTCTGCCCTGTGTTTTTCTCTTGTGTTTAAAGAAACAACCTGCCGCTACCATTGCAGCAGGTTGTAATTAAGCGTAACGCCCAGAAACGGTTCTGTCTTCCCTGAAAGCCCTATCCCGTATCCGGCGCTCAGTCCTATCCCCCACCTCTTTTTTTTCGGTGCCGGTGCATTTACCACCCCCGTCTGTGTGCGTCGGTAAAACTCTGCCGACACCAGTTGCGGGCGATACCCTGAAATGACTATCCGGTAGTCGTCTGTGCGGTATTCCTTCTCTGTGAGAGGAATAATCACGTCTACGCTGTCTGTTCCTGTAGAAAGCGAATCAGAAACAACCGTAGCCGTATCCGCTATGCTGTCCGGAATGGAAGCTGACCCGGACGGTTTCTGCGGACGATATACCGGAAGGCATGCGGTGTCTGTTCCTGCGGGACGCTCTGACACGGGAGGAGCAACTGCCGTGTCGCGTATCGTATCTACCCTGACGGGAAGCCATACGGTATCACCCTGTCCAGACTGCGGCGACGCGCATCCACGGAAGAAAAGCGAAAAGAGGAGCGCGGCCGACAGCAAGCCTACCAGTATCCACGGAAGCTGTTTCATACGCCCAGGTATTTACAGATTCCCTGCACATGCAGCGTGACAATCTTCTGGCGGCCTTCATCCGACAGAAGGAAGTCCACATCTTCGCGATTGTCCTGGAAAAGGTTTTCCGTCAGCACAGCCGGGCATACAGTGTGCTTCAGAATATAGAAACCGCTTTCCTTGTCGCTGTCGCCGTCGGCGGTGTCCTTGCGAAGCTTCATGCCTTTCAGCACCTGCTCCGCACTCTGATACAGACATTCGGCCAGTTTGTCGGCCTTGGTCTGACCTACGCTGGTCCATGCCTCCCATCCGCGTGCGGTCATCCACTGCGTGCCGCTTCCGGCAGCGTTACAATGGACGGATACCAGGATGCTGTCTTTCACCCGGTTGGCGCGTGCGCACCGTTCCTGAAGCGAAATGTCTTCCTCTTCCGGAACGAGCAGCTGCGCGTCGAGCCCTTTCTTCTTCAGCGCATCCACCACGCGGCGTGCAATGTCGCGTGCATAGGCATATTCACGCAACCGTCCGTCGGGCGACTGCTTCCCTTTGGTGCCTGCACCATGACCGTTATCAATCCAGATTCTCATGTCGTGTCTAGTTTAGTTTGTGTGTTGTGACTGTGGTTATGCAGAAGCCAGAACCCCGGCCTTCTCAAGCTCGTCAATCAGCTTGTTCAGTACGGTATGTGCATCTTCCGAACCTGTAGCATCTGTTACATGGGCACCCTGTTTTACAATCCCGGGCTTTGCTGTTGTAGCATTGGTATATGTGGTGTCTGTCCAGTTTACCGTGACATACGCTTTACCTGCTCCGTCTACTCTTACAGCATAGTTCTTTCCGCTTTCTGAAAATCCGGTCTGGATTCCTCCCAAAGCAGAGTCGCTGGCTTTCGGGAGCACATAGCTTTCACCTCCTCCGCCACCACCGGCTGCTGCGGTATCCTTGATGACCAATGCCTTGACTTTTTTCACCTCCACATCGCTCAGAAGCCGTACCTTCATGCCGGCAGGTACATTGATTTCAATTACTGAATTTGTGAAATTCACCGTATCCATTGCGACGGGTTCCATGGTGTCAATAAACCGGGAGATTGAAAGCCTTCCGCTTTTCACACCCTGAATCTGCACCATTGTACGTCCTTCGGAAGTATATTCGGCCACATAGCCTTCAGCTCCCTTCTTAAAACTGATTTCGTCCATTGTTTGTGTTGTGTTTTTGGTTTGTAACTCTATTTATAGGGATTCTCCCGGTATTCCGGAAGAATGAACTGTATGTTCACCGCTGCATCGTGCAGCACCTTGTGGGTTTGTTCCTCACTTACCTCCATTTCGTCGGTAAACTCGCAGAAGATGTTTCCTACCCAGTCGGAAGCGCTGTTCAGCCTCTTTATGGCTACGGCGCGACAGCCATTGGTTATAAACAGGGATTTGGCCATCTTGTCCTTCACTTGAGAGTCTATATCCGTATAGCAGAGAAAAAGGTTTTCGGCCAGTCCTCTGCTGAATACTGCCATTTCGCTCATGGGGAGCCGCTGCACATTATCCTTCATGCCCGACACCCCCTTGCGTTTCACTTCGAAATAGATGGAAAGGAAGGCTGCGTTACCCAGCGGGTGCGGCTGTACGATGTACACCCTGTCGGCCTTTGTTTCGTAGAGCACCTTCCACAGCTCACCGAATACCTTTGCCGTATTCTCGCTTCGCTTGAAGCTAAGACGTTCGGTTTCCTGCTTGTACCGTTCCAACTTCATATCGTTCATCTGGTCACGATACTTCTGCGTCATTTTGTTGTACTGAGTAAAAATCAAGGTGCCCACGGAAACTACAGCTGCGCTTATGGCCGTCACCATTTCTGCGTCCATTCCGTGCCTCCTTCCGACTCCCCGTTATTCCATCTCTTCCGTATTATCCTTAAAAAGAGCGGCAATAGCTTTTACCACATCGTAGAAACCGCATCCGCTAAGGCCGGCAGCCAGTCCGTAAATAAGCGTTCCCCACCATTGGTATCCTTCGAGCAGAGGAGTAAGCTGAAGCGCCCATGCCAGCACGCACACCACCATACCTACCGCCACACTCACACCGATTTTTGCGAGCTTGCTTCCTGAAATGGCAGGAATGACTTTCAGGATCTGTGTCACGATGGCCGAAATAAGTGCTACGATTCCGGTAAACGTGCCCAGGTCGATTACGAATCCGGCAGTAGAAGGTTCAGAGGTTACAGCTCCCTGTGCGAAAACGGTCACTGCAGAAATCAGCAGTGCAAACATTAAAATCATCTTTTTCATCTTGTCGTCGTTTTTAGTTAAACATTTGGCTTTTGTTGCAATACAAAGTTACGAAGAGCACATTGGAGAATGAAGGACAAAAAAACGACGGTTTCTCGGCAGACAAAAACAAGAAAGGAGACAATCGCTTGTCTCCTTTCTGTGTTGATAAAACTCTCATCGAAGAAGGGAATCCCTGTTTTCCCTATCACGCCGCTAAATTACAAAAAATATTAATAGGAAAATATATTTTAATGTTTTTAATTGGTCTATTCAAATATCTAAAATTATTTATAATAGATATATAATTACAATAGTAATAATTAGAGGAGTAATCATCCCTGCCAGAATATCGAGCCAGTCAAACTTACCTATGCCGGATGATTTCTGTACATATTCCACGGCACACATGGTAATAAATACGGTTAAATCAGCTAGCAAGGAGCATGTAATCGTAATGGCTTGCGCCTGCATAAGTTCAAAATCAGTAACCAATTAAATACTTTCATACCTTTTTATTATACTTGTTCAACATAAATACCTACTAAGTCCGACAAATCCTGATAGACTGCCTGCTCTGTATTTCGTGTACATTTGTAAGTCACACCGTTCTGAGAGTAGTATTTCCCTTCAAACAACTCCATATTGTTGTTGTAAGGGATCGGAACTTCTAGTGTGCCTGCATGACCTCCTTCCTCAACTGTAGGATTGATTTCCTCATACAAAGCTGCTGTATCTATTGAAGGTGGCTGATTCTCAAGTACGGTAGATATTGTCTGTTTAACCTTGTATAGTTTATCCTGATACAATACCTTGTAACCTTGCTCAAGCTGTTTGTTGATAAATGTTTCCCATTTAGGATAAATATTCTTGAACTGCAATGCTTGTTCGTCTGCCAGGCTCATAGTATTGATAAAAGTTGCGAACAATCCAATCATTTGATTTACCTGCTCTTCGGGATATTCTACATTCCCTTTGGCAGCGTTCTTGACTGTACGTATTCTTTCCGCTTCCGCTTCGTCTATCTCAGCAAATTGATCTAGCCCTTCCCATGACGGTACTGTGATAGTCGTGAAGATAGGCTTGTACTTGTCCTCTACTTCTGTTAATGTAATGTAGTGCTGGTATGCAGCACTGATAACCTTGCCATAAGATTGATTTTTAATATCCATAATTATTTTTTATAAAGGTTGAACTTCTTGAACATCCGAAACCATTTCTTCAAAGGCTTTCTTTACAAACGCCTTATATCCGCTGTCGATGTACTTTCGGATGATTTCTATTTCACTCTCATTTGCTTCTACTTCTCCGTCTTTGTAGATTCTCTGTGCAAGGTCTAATTCTCCCAAGTCAGAAGTTTCACGATAGATATAATTTCCCAGTTCTTTTGATATATCTCTAGGCTCCAGGTTTCCTTCAATGTCCCTTGTCGGGACAGCTTTAAAATTAAGTTTTTTCATAATTAAACAGTTTTTATAGAAAGTTATATTTAAAATGTTCCAAGTTTGGGTGATTCGTAATAAACAGCTATAAATACTTTAGCATCCATAAGAGGCCAGCCGTTATAGTAACTTGTCGTACTATATTCAAAGTATGTACTATCAATGTTTTCAATTAATGCAACAGTTAAATTTCCATTAGATAAAGCTGTTATCTGAACATGATAAAGTGTATTCCCTATATTATGTTTAACCCTATAGCGTCCTGTTGCATATTTTGATACAGAAAATGTAATAGGATTTCCTGAGCTGTTTGGAATATTAGTTCCCATTTTATCAATGACACTTCCGGAACTTGATATATAAGCAGAATATATACATTTAACATAATGAACTGGAAGTCCTAATTCGTCTTTATTTTTACTGTATGTTAGAGTAATGCCAGTTTTATGGATGTGAATACCTGTCTGAGATTCATCCAATATTTTAAGTTCTCCAAATGAAAGTCTTGTTTCACTTCTAAGTATTTCTGCACCAGAACCATCATAGGTATACAGTTCTATTCCTGACGGAGTTATTCCTATTGCTTCACTTCTTCTATCATTTTTTTTATCATAACTATACATATTAATAACTCCATAGTTAACAGGACCGAAGTTACCAAAGTATATATTTAAAAGTGAATTATTGCTTTTGGATATATTCATACCGTCTTTATCTACTAAAGTACTTATACCATCGGCATTTGTTGCATTAAGTGTTTTTACTACAAGAGCATCCGCTTCAATCAGACTTGTACGAATATGTCCTCCCTCAATGATTGTATTTCCGGCTGTTGCTGCGGAAACCATATCAGAATAATTTGCATAACCAAGCTTTTTAGCTAAATCCTCTTTAGAGGAGTTTATAACAGAAGTAACATCGCCTGAGTCAGCTTTATTATTGATTGTGCTCTGCAAACTACTATTAAGAGAACTGAATGTAATCTTTCCTTGTAAAGATACATCTTTTCCGAAAATACTTATGGCGTTCTCTTTAACGGTAATTCCTGTCTTAATCTCTTCTGTTGTGGAATAATCGCTAGGTGCAGCACTCCACGGTGTTGACCTTTCTCCTTTTTCGACTTTGAGATTCCAAACACGGAAGTAACCTATTGGTTTATTGTCTTGTAACACAGAAGAAATGTAATAAAAAACCATTTCAATATTAGAATCTTTGATATTTGTATCACTACCACCTAAAGTTAAGGGAGGAGTAATAATTTTACCTGTACCATTAGATTTTAAATTAGGAATATTATAAGCAGACCAACCAAATTTATCGTCAAACTGAACCATAAAATATGAGTTCATCGTTGCGTTCCAAATAAGATTACTTGCTTCGTATTCAAATGAAATGGTTACTATATCTCCTTTTTTTAAACCTGACGTTTTGTATAATGTATTTCTTTGATTTGCTACATTATTAAAAGTAGTCAATCTTTTTTCGTTGCTTGTCAATAAAGCATAGTTTTGATTAACAGATTCATCTACTTTGTAGGCATAAACTTTGGTGAAGTATGCCGAACCAAAGTTTGACCCCCCATCAATTTGAAACCAAATACCGGCTTTTGTATATCCAGCGGGAATTGTAATATAACCTGATAGTTTTCGCCATCCGCTAGTTTTAGCTGCAACAGAAGAACCATTATTATGCCAGCTTGTAGTACCGTCGGATTTTTTTAGTATAAGACCAACTGTTACAGTATGATTAGCTAATTGAGCATTTACATACGCAGAAATGTAATATTTCTCTCCTTCGGCAACAGAAACATAATTTTTAGCTTGTACATCACGTTGAGTAGACTTCATACAATAACTTGTAGGACAACTATTGTTGGCAGTTGCCGCACTAACTCGTGAACCTCCGGTATAAAGCAAGCTATAATTAGCATCATCGAAGCAACTGTCAGGAACAATGTTGGTTATTTTGCTCACACTTGTAACATTAGAAGAAATACCAATCCAAATGTTATCCGGTCGTAACGCGACTTCTGCTTTGCTTACACGTGTAGTCAGCGCTGACAAATTGTTATTAGTCTGATTAAGGTTGTTCTGAACGGTAGTTACTTCTGACTTTTCGGCTTTTAGCAATAATTTTTCTGAGTGCTGTTCTATGACTGTCTGCATAGATTTTACAGTAGTAATCGTTGCGTACTTCTTGTCTGCATTTTGTCCGGCAGTGGATATAGCGTCCTGCTTTGCCTTATTTGCCTTGGAAGTTGCGTCAGCAGAGGCAGTACTTATTGCTGAAGTCTTTGCATCATTCGCCTTTTTGGTTGCATCGCTCGCTGCCGTATTAATTATTTCCTGCTTAATAGTAGTAATTTCAGTAGAAGAAACCTTACTATTAATTTCACCTTCTAGTACACTGAATTGTGATGTTACCTCTTTTTTGTATTCAGTCAAAGCGTTTTCCGAGTCTTCGGGTGCAGGTGACCAATCTGTAGATTTAGTTCCTGTTTCAAGTTTCCAATTACCTTCAACATTACCTTTTATTAAGGTAAACTTTATATATTTTGTAGTTTCTAAAGTTTGGAAAGTCTTTGTTTTTGGAGATGTCCAAGTAATACCAGGCAAACAAATGCCTAACCATTTTTTGCTACTATCGTAACAATGAATAGAGCCTGAATGTCTATCTACCGATATACTTTTGTATAATGTTAGTGTATAATATCCATATTTTGCAGGGATAAAATCTTTTGAGCAGTAATTGTATCCATCTTTTACACTGTAATAATTTCCGTTTTCTGCTTGTATATAACCATCTACTATATTAGATATAGCAATTAGATTTCTACCTCCAATCTGAATATTATTAATAGCATTATTGGTGTATTCTTTTGAAGAAGTTACAGCAGCAGTAATACTGTTGTTGGTCTGCTCAAACTGTGAACTTACCGTTTTCTTATAAGAACTTAAATCGTTGGCTATACCTTGCGCATAATCTCGTGCAGCATTTGAGATAGCAGTTAAAGCGTTTGTTCTCTGTGTATAATATGCAGTTTGCTTAGTCGAAAAATCAGAAGGAATAGCAATTGTTTCAGGAGATGAAGCCGTAAGAGTTACCAACACAGCACGATAAGTCGTGTGTGCATTGTTGTAATTTGTAGGAGTACCTAGATTGTACTTACTATATCCGTTTGCAATCTGTGTCTTGTCTGCGTCAATTCTAGCTATTTCTTCTTTCAATGACTGCTTTTCTGTTGGAGAAATAGAACCGTCAGAAGCCCAACTATCTAATCGGCTCTTAGCTTCATCAGCATCACTTTGTGCATTGTCTGCTGCTGCCTTTGCGTTGGCAGCATCCTTTATTGCCTGATTAGCCTTTTCTTGTGCCGCATCTGCGGTTTGTTGTGCAGCATCTGCAAGGGATTTAGCCTTTGCTGATATAGCGTTCAATAAATCGGTGCGAGCATCGTAGTAATCCTTAAACTTGCTTCTGAATGCAGCTCCTGATATATTACTTGTTGTTGAAAGACTTGAAAGCAACGGTGTTATATAAGCACTTAGCGTATTATAAGCCGTATCGTAAGCAGTCCTGCTTACTCCGTACTTGTCAGCACTTGCATTGTTTTTAGGCTTTTCAGAAACAATAATATCCCATTCTTTTTTTGTTTCCTGCTTTTCCTGAGCAGTCAGCTTGTTGTCATTTGCTATATCAGACAATAAGGCGTTTGCAGTTGCCGCGCTTTGAACGGCGTTATTGGCTGTCTGCTGTGCACTATCAGCTGCTTGTTTAGCTGCATCTGCCGCAGCCTGAGCCTGATTTGCCTTAGTATCATCCGTATACTTAGAAGCAAGTTCCCAATGTTCAATAGAAAACTGTGCATTTGCTTGTTTGGCAGTCTTGCATCGAAGCAAATCATTCTTGTAGCTTCCGTATGTAGCATTAACCCACAAATCTCCAATATCATACACCGAGGCATTAGACGGGGTAGTCACAAATACCCTTCTCTTTCCATCTGCCGTGTCCTGCGCTTTTTTAGCGTCAGCCAAAGCTTTTGTGATATCAGAATCGGTTATTACCTGCCATACATAAGAAGTGTCTGACATCTGGAAACGATAAGCCTTTCCGTTTCCGTCATAATACAAGTCGCCTAAATGTACGTTCTTGTCTTCGTTTGTAGTCCAATTTACAGCAGGCTCGTTACTTAATGTAGGAACTGGTTCATAAAACCATGTTTCAATAGCACCGTCTATTTGGTTTTTAACAGCTTCTAAATCCTTAGATAACTGATTTACAAATGAAATGTTTTCAGATAAATCAGATATAGCATCGTCTACTTTTGTATTGACTTCCCCTACTGCGTTGTCGATATAGTCCTTTACGCTTTCTCCCGAACTAAATTTTATAGCATCGGCAATAATCATTACTTCCGAACGAGAAAATGAAGCAAATTCTTTTCCGTCCAAAGAATAGGAATTGATACCACGATACAATTTAAAATACGGTGCATCATTGCCGTATGCAGACAAGATAATAGCTGCCTGACGTGTAGCATCAGACTTATTACCCAACTGTACGATATCATCGCCAGCCTTAGGTTCAGTAGAACCTGTATCGCAATCGGTTTTAGAAAGGTCTATATAGTTATCTCCTGTGCCTACAACAGCACGCCAATAGTAGGTATTAGTGACGTTCTCATTAACACCTTCCTTAACGTTAAAAGTCTGTGCCCTTGCCAAGTCACCGACAACAAATTCCTGCTCTATTGTTCTTTCTCCGTCCGTGTTCTCAAAATAGCAACGATAGAAATCTCCTTTATCCTCTATCTTAACGCAAGACATAGATGCCGGAGTCAGAATAATCTGACCGCCAACATGCTTTATCTGTTGTATAAGCAACCGAATAAATGTGGCTACCTTTCTGACAAGCATACGGTCTACCTCCAGATAACTGTCACCGTTTTCGTCTTTCTTCAGACAGAATCCAGCCCCTAACGCACCAGTAGAGAAATTAGCTGATTCTATTCCGCTTCGTACAAGTATAGAAAGTAAATCTGCAACACCCTGTTCGTCAATATTGGCTCCTTTCAAGCCTTTTTTATATTCTCCTATCGTCAACGCACCTCTAAGCAACAAATTAAGCAGCTCTGCTGCTCCGTCGGAAGAAATTCGTGCTCCTGATATACCAGAAGCATAAGCTCCAAATTCTGCCCCTCCAATAAGCCTTAGCAAGAATTTAGTCTGATCTTCCCTATCTTTACTTAAAAAATATTCTCTAATCTTTGTTATATATTTCCCTACAAGTAAAGCCGTCGTTGGTATAAGTTCATCACTGGCAGAAAATTCCCCTTCATCTACCTGGCGTGCCACATCCGTAATCTGCTTGTCGTTGATAACCAGTTTTCCGATAATGGAAAGCGTGCCCTGCACAATAAAGGAAGTGAAACGTTTCAGCGGACGGATCAATCCTTCTGCGGTCAGTTCAAACAGTTCCTTCCATCCGGCTGCATCCTGGTCATTACCTTCAGGAGTAAAAAGCTTACCGTAGTCCAGTGTAATTTCACGGTCGAGGGTGGCAGCTTCCAGACTGTCGGTGGCGGTAATGCTTCCGATACGTATGTAATAGAAATCTTCGCTGGGATTCTCTCCGCCGATGCTTCCGTCAGTAGCATAGTCGTTCACGGAAAACAGCACCATGGCATCGTCAGAACCACGTTCCAGACGGGCATAGATGTAGTGTGCCTCCGTGCGGTTCAGACGGGTGTTGTATCCCGTCAGCGTCCAGCTTCGGTATTCTCCGTTGGGCAGATAATCTATGCCGTAGCTTTTCTGCGGAGCAACCATGATGGTACAGCCCGGGACTACCCCCACCTGAATCAGGTTGGGGTTTTCCAGTGCGTTTTCTGTCATGGACACGCCCTGGTAAGAAATTCGGTATGCGTTACTCTGGTAATCGGTTATCATTTCCCTTTTCTGTATTTCTGATTCATTTTCTCAATTTCCTTGGCTTCCTTGGCCATGGCATTCATAATTCCCAGGATGCGGACCGCCTCGCTGTCGTACACTGCGTCGTAGTCACTGAATCCCTGATACTTCATGATGTTGTTAATCATTTCCACCTCTATCTTGATGGGGTTCTGCCGTCCGTTCTTTTTCCCGTTAGGCGTGAACAGCTCCGGATACATGCGTGCGTAGGCTTCCTGCACACTCTGGAAATACTGCACCATGACGGGGAACATGCGGGCTTCTACCATGCTAAACCAGCGGGCGTTTTTCTGTATCTGTCCGGAGTTGAACGACCACACGCGGCGCTTACACTTGCGCAGGTAGCGTCCTTCGCGTATCTCTCCCGTCTCGCGCACGGATTCATTAAACAGCGTGGCCAGAAACCGGCATCGTGCCTGCTTCATGCGGCGCAACTGCATCCGGATGGCGGCATGGGTCGATTTTCGCCTTACAAGCGTCTGTAGAACCTTCTGTGCATCCCAGTACATGATAAGCAGATTCTGTGCGGACTGGTACTGCGCAAAGCTGACATCGGACATCACATCTTTCGGCGCTTTCAGACGAAGGGTCCCCATACGAAGGCGGATAATTCCGTAGGGAGTGACGGTGCGTGCAAAAGGATTGTCCAGGAAACCGAGTTTCTGGTCAATCCACTGGTCCACCTGCCATGCCCGCATGGGAATGCGCTCAAACAGGTGGCGAATCCCTTTGCGCCGGAAGAGAAACACCGTTTCACCATTTTCATCGGTCACGGTGCGCCGCACGATTTTCAGTCCGAGAAAAAGCATAAAGCACTTCAGCTTGAAAAGGCGGTCGGCACGTTCCTCGTCGCCTTCCGCAGCCATAGCCTCCTTACGCTTGTAAAGTCTGTTCACCTCTTCCAGCTCTTCGGTCGACAGCCGGTTCCAGCTGTCGGGAAGGGCCGGAAGATGTATCTGGTAGTTTGTCGTATCCATTTGTCGTTTCTTTATACTCCAAAGTTAGGTATATGACAACTGGGAATGAAGGACAAAAAATCAGTGCCTGGTGAAGGCTTGCGGACGCATGACGAAGATGGCGTTGTCCTGGTTGTCATAATCGAATATGGGCTGCTTGTCCGGTCCGGTTGTTTCAGTGAGCGGAGGCACATACAGCGGAGAATCCTTGATAAACTCTCCGAAAGAATCCTGATGGTTGGAGATAAATTTGCGGGCCTTTGTCATGGAATAAGCTGCCTCGTTTTCGCTGTACTTGCGCTGTTTTTCCGGACGGCGCGACTCGATATAGAGTGCCAGCGTCATGCGAAGACAGTCCACCGCCTTCTGCCACACCGCATTTATGGCATCCTTGTCTTCGCCCGTGAAAAGGTCGGACTTTAGCGAGCGCGTGCACCATTTCACCAGCGCATCGGTCAGCTCCTCCCCTATCTCCGGCTCTATGTAAGCGCTCTGGCAATAGCGTATGTCAGGCAACATTGAGATGAATTTCTCCCGGCTTTCGTTAATGTCCAGAAAACGGTTCATCTCGATAGCGGTAGTAAAAAGCAAGTCGCCCTGCAGGTAGAAATACCGGCTTTCGCGCCACAAATCGGCAAACACGGGAGCCTGACTGCACGCATCCTCTTCCAGGAATACCAGCAGACGGTCCACTCCGCGACGGCCCTTGAAATACGCATCGCGTTCAAACCGGCTCACGGATTTCTCGTCGGCCTTGTCGTACCCGTCGGTGTACACCTGATTCAGTCCACCTCCGTCGTTCAGACTCACCGTGAGAATGCCGGTGCTGTTGGCCAGCGACAAGTAGACCACCGGAAGCTGGCAGGCACGTATCAGACGGATTTCGGGTGTAAGGTTTTCTTTTTCCACGTAGGCCGCCGTCACTCCGCCATACTCTTCCATAGCCTTATCGTATTCTCCGCATACCTTTTCGTAGAGTTTACGCCCAAGTATCGGCACAAGAATGTTCTCTTCTGTTTCTTCCATGATTGTGAGAAGTGACTGGTCGCCGCTGTACACGCTGGTGGGCACGTATGCCCTGATTTCTTCGGTTTTCGTTACTAACATAGTCTTTGTGTTTTTCCTCAAAGTTAGCGGTCTGATTCGGTAGTTTGAAGGACAAAAACGAAAATTCGGAGGTTTTATGAAATTTAGAAGCAATTTTGATGCGATTTCGGTTTAAAATTGTTATTTTTGCGGTAGGTAAAATGTAATAAAACGATGAACATGAAATCTAAAAAAGTTATGAAAAAGACTTACGTGCTCATGCTTTCGCAATCTTTCCCGACCAAACATCCCCGGTCGGGAAACCCTACCGGATTCCGTAAGAAATTCCTTTCCGGCGAAAAACGACACACCATCCGGGCCAACTTCCCGCTTTGGGCAAAACGCATACACGAGGTGCAGCAAGGTGAAGCGGTTATCTCCGTCCGTCAGTGGGAAGCCCGTCCGTATTTCAGCAGACAAATAACAATAGGCTGTCTGACTGCGGAATCTGGAACAGGTATTCAGAAACTTACCTTCCAGCTGGATCGCGACGGATGTGCCTCTTTCAATTTTTTCGACATCGACGGTAAATATCCGGAACTGAAAGAACTTGCGGCCAACGATGGTCTGTCGGCAGACGACTGGAAAGAGTGGTTCCGGGGTTATGATTTCAGCAAGCCGATGGCAGTTATTCAGTTCGGTAAATTCAGGTATTAATGATGAAAGAGTATTTTATTGCTACTGCAATTTTTGTAGGTCTTGTGGCTTTCGTTATTGCAATGAGCTATTTCTCCGGTTTGGATTACGACATTCTTTTTATAGAATTTATGCTTACATACCTAGTGATTAATAAATTATCTGAAATACAAAACGATAAAAAAGAAAAATAATATGGCAGCGTATGACGTAAACGGGCGGTGCGAAGACTGCACATTTGCTGACGCATTTGGAAGAAGTTGCCAGCATGGGATGCTATTCCCTGTCATGGTACTAATTGCGTTTGGAGATGTATATCAGTGTCCGAACTTTCAGAAAAAGAATGCTGAACAGCTTCAGGAACAAATTCGATTAAAGAACAATGAAAATAAATAGGATATGGATTTTAAGAAATTAAAAAGGCTACAAGAACTTGTAGACACCCATGAATGGCAAGAAAATTACGGTCTTATGGTGTGGATAGACTATTCCAATTGCCGGGAGGTGTTTGATGACATATTGAAAGTAGATTTTGAAACTTATGTAGACTGTGTGGCACAAAATACCGGTATTTGCATTTCCCATTTTGAAGATGTGCTAAGCTATTATACCAGTGAGAATATTGAGGACTTATTCCCTAAAGACGAGGATTGAAATATGCCAAAAAAAGAATTTAAGATAGGAGAAACCTTTCAGATTGGATTTGTAAGGCTGAAAGCAGAGAAACCACCAAAAGGTGTAATCGCATGCTGCCATTGTTTCATAGGCGGTCTAACAAGTGATTGCCGCGTGTTCAAACAAGTAATTGGTGAATGTTCCGCATTAAAGCGTGAAGATAAAACAGAAGTAATCTTTGTAAAAGTGGAGGAATAATATATGGACTTCAAATCACAAATAGCAACTACACGCGACCAGTCGAAAATACTTCTTTCGCTGGGACTGAAACCGGAAACGGCCGACATGGTGTATCACCACACCAAAAGCCGGGTAAAATCGTGGGAATGGGAACTTCAAACAAAACCTCCCACATTGAGAGGGAAGTATTGGACACCGGAAAGAATAGCAAAACTAGAAAGCCCTTTCCATAAACACCCGGACGGAACCCTGATGACCGGAGAGGAGATTTTCGACGCTCTCTGGGGAAAAGATGTTCCTGCATGGAGTCTTGACCGGCTTCTGGAAATTATGCCAAAGTCAATTACTCAAAGTAACCGCCCAAATGCTGATTTTGCAATGAATAGTGACGGCTCCTTCTGGTTTATTTCATACGAAGAACTTGGATATGATATGAAGCACCAGGAAATGAATATTGGTTCTTTTGATACCGCTATTTCAATGATTAGATGGCTTATTGAAAACAATCATTTGAATAAAGAATACTTAAAAGAAAAACCATGATTATTGGGATTATATTGCTTACCGTATGGCTTATTCTATCCGGATATTTGCACTATTTAGTTAGAACTGACATTTATCGTTTCCGAAAGGTAAAACAGATTAGTGCGCTTGCTGTGATATAGTACAGAAAAACATTAAAACTATTCAATAATATATTTGATATTTCATATTATAAGACTATATTTGTGATATGAAATCATCAAAGGTATTAAAGATATTAAATATTAGCAGGCAAACGCTTGTCAAATATGTAAAGAATGGCGATATACGTGTAGTGATGCAGACAAACAAGCAGTACGACTACAACGAAGAAGATGTATATCGAAAAGCCGGACTTTCTGAAAATCGTGTGAATGTGGTTTATGCGAGAGTTTCAACTCCTAAACAGAAAAGAGACCTTGAGAATCAGGCAGAAACTCTTATAAACTATTGTAATGCGAATGGGGTGAAAGTAGATAAAGTGTATAAGGATATAGCAAGCGGAATGAATTTTGACAGAAAACAATTCCGCTCGATGCTGGAAGATGTCTTGAATTATAGAATAAGCAGCATATACATTACGTACAAAGACCGTTTCAGCAGAATATCCTTTGATATGTTTGAACGTCTGTTTTTGGAGTACAACTGCAAGATTATTGTAATCAACAAAATCGAATCCACCACCGAGGACGATGAAAAGGAAGTCTTTTCCGATATCATATCAATGCTTCACTGCTTTGCTATGAAGATGTATTCAAGAAGACGGAAAAAGAAAATGGAACTGATAAAGGAGGACTTGAAAAATGAACTTGATTTATAGCTTTTACATACCGCAAACAGAACATCTTGTAAACTTGTGCAAGGTTTCAAACAACCTCTACAATCAGGCTTTATACCTGTTCCGTCAGACTCTCAAGAATGAGAACAAATGGCTGTGGTATGCCGATATGGATAAGCTGATGAAGACTACGCCTAACCTTGAGGGAGAGATAAATTATAAACTTCTGAAGGCCCAAGTATCGCAACAAATACTAAAGGTGTTGGACAAGAATATAAAAGCATATTGCAAGGCTATAAAAGACTTTAAGGCGTACCCTGCTAAATACAAGGCTATGCCGCAGCTTCCTTCTTTCAGAAAGCGCGGCGGTTTGTTTAATCTGTATTATCCTAATCAGTCGGCAAGAATCAAGAATGGAATAATCTGTCTTGCAAAAGACCTTATTATCCCTATTCCTCAATGGGGGAAGTATAAGGAACGTATTCAGAACTTTCAGCATGTGAGGATACTCCCTTCCGGCAAGAAACTGAAAGTTGAAATAGTTTATCGTCAAGAGGTTAAAGATACAGATTTAGACAAGTCCGGATACGCTTCAATAGATTTAGGCATTGACAATCTGGCTACGATGGTAACGGATAAAGGCAGCTTTCTTTATAGCGGCAAGTTCCTGAAGTCTTACAACAGGAACTTTAACCGTCGGCTTGCCAAACTGCAAAGCATAAAGGACAAGCAGGGAATAAAGAAAGCCACAAAACGTATGCAGGGCCTTTATGAAAATCGTGAAAGATACTTTGAGGACGCATTTCATAAATACAGCCGCATGATAGTGAATCATCTTATAGAAAACAGAATAGGGAACTTAGTTGTAGGCTACAACACCGGCTGGAAACAGTCGGTAAACATCGGAAAGCGCAACAATCAGAAGTTCGTGCAGATTCCGTTTGCGAGACTGGCTTCCTATCTGAAATATAAATGTGGAATGGCTGGAATACGGTTCGTGGAAAATGAAGAATCCTATACATCAAAGTGTGATGCGCTTGCAAAGGAAGAAATCGGGAAACATGAGTCGTATCTCGGAAAGAGAGTAAAACGTGGACTGTTCCGTTCTTCTACAGGCAGATACATCAATGCCGATGTAAATGGAGCAGTAAACATTTTAAGAAAAGTAGTCGGTGAGTCTGATTGTATCAGTCAGATAACCGGTAGCGGGCGGTTGTTGCGTCCGATAAGGTACAGCAGTCCTTTCAGGGTTGCGTGACTTATGCAAAAAACAGAATAGATTTTAATAATTTGAATAGTTTTTACAACATTAATACAGGCGATTATGACGAAAAAATAAATCAAAAAGGAATTTCCAAAATCTGTCAAAAAGCCTGGTCAAAACTCGTAGCAAAGATTAAAAAACTACTGGAATAACATATTTACCATGACCGCAAACGATTACTCAATAGAAAAATGTGTGTCTGAATACCTGAAACCGCTGGAAGAGAAAGGAACCATATACAGAATACGAATTTACCCTAATCTGAATAGGATACGTTTCCAATTGAAGGAGCTGATAAAAGGACTTCCAATAAAAGCAGAAATAAACAAAAAAGACAACTCAAACACAATCAAGTTTACTTTGTTCTTTTCTGCGATTAGTTACCAGGTTTCATACGATGAACTAAAAAATATACTCTATTTCATTACAGATGCTAAAGAACGGTTAGAAGGTGAAATGAAATGGGTGAAACAGTATGATGAAAAGAGCTATCGAGTTGTTCTTGAGGAAGGAAATGAATATATCACCAAATACTTAAAACCGCTAAAAGAAAAAGGTCTTATAAAGGACGTTCATGAAGACTGTGAGAGAGATATTTGGTTTACGCTGGTAGAAAACATAAATGGGAAAGAAATATCCGCGCATTTAAAACCAGGTAAAAATGAAGACTGCGTATTCTTTTATCCCACTACTGGATTTTGCAAATACAGGCCATTGTACAGGGCCGGACTTCTAAACCCGAAGAATGACCCGCATTACACAGAGACAATTGAACAATATATCCTTCAAGGAATAAAGTATATAAAAGAACAATTTATCAAATAGAAATAAGCCTATGACCGCAAACGATTACTCAATAGAAAAATATGTGTCTGAATACCTGAAACCGCTGGAAGAGAAAGGAATTATCACAGACTTGCGGGTTATTCCATGCAGATGCCGCATCATGTTCAGACTGAATGAGCCGTCACGAGAAAACTCAATGAAAGTCATTATCGAAACAGAGGCCGATGAAGACCATATCACATTTTTCAAGTCCGATGTGTCAGCAGAGGAAATATTCAGATCACCAGAACGGAGGTTTATTTATCAAAGACTGATGGCTGCAAATAAATCCATTAATGATGAACTAAACAGAAAATCAGTAAACACCGATTTATACATTACGAAATATCTGAAACCACTGGAAGAGAAAGGACTGATAAAGGACCTCGCAACGTGTAAGAATCATAGCGTCTGGTTTACGATGGTGAAAGACATTAAAGGCGTAAGCATTACCGTCAATTTAATCCCGGGAACGACAGTAGATACTGTTGCGTTTTTCCCTCTCCCTCTTGACATAGGTCGTTACGGAGTAGAAACAACATTTATCCCCAATCCGATAAATGATGACCACTACACGGAAAACCTTGAAAAATGTATTCAGGAATCAATGAATAAGCTGAAAGAAATATTTGATAACCCACTACCGGAATAAAAATAAGTAGTATGGACAATAAAGTTAAACCCAGAATAAGTGCAGTTATTACCGACTGCCTGAAGTGTCCGCACTCAAAAAGGTACGACTCTTCTCAAGGCTCAACCGGTTCAGTGCTTGTATGCAAAGAAAAAGAACAAATAATCATTAGTGATGATTATATTAATCACTCAGATAAAATAAATATGAGTAACTTTATCCCGGACTGGTGTCCGCTTGATTGCTACACCGGAAAGAACGAAATTTACGGGCTTAAAGAAGAAAAGCCACGTGATTCACAATGGGAGGCACCTTTGGTGAGATATAGAAACTAAAAACCTATGGCAAAAAATAAGAAAATCAGCACAATTGTTTCGCATTGCGAAGAATGCGTTTTCCACCGGAAATACAACCAGGAAGGCGCTAGTTTTGGATATATTATTCTATGTTCACCCACAAATAGGGTGGTAAAGCGGAATGACGTAAATAAAATTATTGATGCACCAATAGAAATCCCAGACTGGTGTCCGCTGGATGACTATCAGGGAGATAATAAGACCTATGACATTTTAGATACCGAATAAAACCAATAAATTATGAAAAAAGAATTTACAGAAGACCAGCTTGTATATATACGAGACATTTTCGCTCAGGAATGCGAGAAATATATAGATTTAGGCAAAAGAGATGATGCACAGGAAGCACTGGATATTGTAAACGTAGTACAGTCAAAATACGAGTGTGAAGAATACGCCGATCTGGAATCCTTTATGCTGGATGAAAGCGGGACTTATGGCTACATAGAAAAACGTGAATTGGAAGAAAGTGAAGAAGAATCTGTCAGACTGATGATTCAATTTGCCAAATCTTCGGAACAGAACCCATCTGAGGAACTGAAAGAAACGGTAAATGAATATTTGGGTTTAATCCATGCAAATAGAGGAAAAACAAAGCTGGATGTAGTAATGAATAGAAAAGTAAAGATAAACAGACTCATTGTTCTTTGCATAAATTCATGCGAGGAAAGCGAATTGATAAGACTTGATGACATAGCAGACTTGCTGGCCGAAAACATTTAAAACGAAAAAACCATGGAAGAAAGAAAAATAAACTTTAAAAAGAACGATGATAATACTCAAGTTCTTGATCCGGACGGAATGCTTTACGAAAAGCTGACAGAGAAACAGAAGAAAATAAACGAAAAAATCTCTTTATTGCTTTACATGCTAAAAGAAGGGAGCCTGAAAGAGGGTACAAAAGAAGCATTGCTTGAATTGTTTCATAAGAATGCAATAGACATCCTGAACGAACTTGGATATGAAGACAGCCTGAATAAAAAGTACAATGAATACATCCAGGAGATACGCTCACTCAACCATGAGAACCGGGAACTAAGAAAACAGCTTGGCATGAAGGTATCAAACGAGGATGCAAAAGAACGGTTGAAACTTATCACTGAATCCTTCTATGAATGGTGGCACAATGAAGGAACCGGAAATATAGAAAGCATTACATTCAACGAATACGGAATGACTGTCACTCTGAGAGGATATATCTATCCTTCCGGCCGTGAAAGGGAAATAAAAAATCAGGTGGAGATGTTGAAGCAAAAAGGATTCGATGTATCGTCTGTTGCAAACTTCGGGCATCACCTTACTGCCTCTGAGAAAAACTTCAATATGCTGAAAGAACTTTTCAAAAGCGCTTTCCCGCATTCGGATATTGACGAAATAAATACAGCTACCTATCTGGGAGGTGAAAGCAGAGAAGAATATGTGTACGTTATTACAAAGATTATAGTTTATTTCGATAACCTTGACGACATTAAAATCACAGAGCCATGACCGAACTGAATACTGAAAACGTGGACCTAATTTTCGCCGACTGCATGTTTCGCAGCCACGAAGAATACGAAGAATGTAAGAAAGAAGGACTTCATTTTTTTGTGCGTTCTATTCAGAATACCAACGTAAATGTAGGATTCCATACGGAACGTATCGAAAAGCACCGGCAGGAAATCAGAGAAATGTTGTTGCAATTACCTGACGGATTCTTTAAAGATAAAGGTGGCGGAGCTTCTTTCCTGCAAGCTGCTTGCGCAAAAGATGGAGAATTATGGACAGGATTCCATACAGAAGTAGAAAAGCTTTGCCTGCTTGGACTCGCTTCGAAACAGATGCGGATGCTTACACCAGACGCGGAGATATGGCCAATGCTACCAGGCGGAATGCCCTATCTGCGTGTGGAAATAGAACAGTAATTTTATACATTCATTTATACATAAAAATACAAACAGATTATGAAAGATAAAATCTTAAAAGCAATCAACTTTATTTTCCCTATTTTCGTATGTGCTCAAATAGCCTTTTCTGTTTTTTCATATTTTAACGGGACTGAAACAAGGGACTTGTTGTACAATTTTTTTCATCTCTATTATATTGATGCTTTCTTTCATCATTGCACAGATAGCCAAGACATGCACCCAGTTCCTGATGATAAAGCGGATTGAACACAGATTGATTATCAATCTTTTAAACGCCATTCAAGGGAACACAAGCCATGAAAAACAGCCGGAAAATAAAGATTCAAAAATCAAAGATGAAGAAAAATCGTAGTTACGCGAGTTCAGTGGCGTAGTATCGCCACCAAAAAATCTATTAAGCGCGACTGGAGTGGCGATACTACGCCACTGAAAAATCTATTAATAAACACTTAAGCCAAAATCAACAAAAATCCCGACAAATCAGACGTTTTGCCGGGATTTTTTCTGTGAATAAAACCAAAAAAAGAAGAAGAAAAATGTATGTTATAGCGTGGATTCTGTCTCTTCTGTGCCGGTTGCGCTACGGTCGAGCGTGGTAAATGTCTGCTGACGGATGACTATTTCTCCGTGCTTGTCCCATTTGTTGAATGTATAGATATTCTTCATGAACCGCAGATAAATGCGCTGACGGGTAGAAAGCTGATTCTGCTTGAGCAACTGCAATTCGCGCATGTAAGTACCTCCGGTGCTTCCGCTTTTCCCCGGTGTGCTTCCAATTAAACTAGGATGAACCCCTATGGCAAAGAAGATTATACTGGATATCTCCTCTAATTCATCTTTTAATTCGGCCGCATTTGTCAGCTGTGGCACATCCACAATTTCCACCGCATGCTGCATCGTCTTTCCGTCAGGACCTACAAACGAGTCCAGGCAGATAGTTTTCCCGTTGTTCTCGCGGCGTTGAAGGAACTCATTCACCTTCTTATAGATACTGTCACGTACAGCTTGTTTCGCTTCGGTAGTATCAGCTCCCATTTCATCGAACATCGCACGAAGGTATTCGTTGTTGATGAAAATCATTTTCCCCCACATGGTCGCATTCTGGCGGGCCATGGCCTTGTCGGTAATCAATGTCGTGGCGTAATCGTAGGTCATCGACGGGAAGATACTCCACCAGGCCGGCTGCGGGTAATAGGGTTTCAGCATCGAAGGGTAATAACTTGGACAGCAGAACCAGGTAGTACGGTTCCTGGGTGATCTCTTCTTACTCTTTTCTACCTGACGGCGCAGCTCCGTAAGCATGTTTTCCGGCATCAGTGTCGGATAGGCCACCACATCTTTTGCATTCAACTTGGGCGTGGCATCCTTGCGCCATTTCTCAGCATAATACACGTAGTTGATCCGCATCCGGTCGTCCATCTCCTCCATGCGGCAGCACACCGCCGGAATGTTTCCTAACTTGACGATTTTCGGGTCCCACTCTTGGTCCTTCCGTCCGATGCTGAGACCGATGGTAGGGAAATAAATGTCCATGTGCGCGTCGTCTGTCATGCACTTCAGGTAGTGAAGTTCCAGATTGTTATTTTCACAGAACTTGTCCCATTCCTTGTCAGTTTCTTCCCAGGTGCGATAGTCTTCACGAAGCTGTTTCAGCTCGTATTCCGGTGTTCCAACCTGTGCGGTATCTTTCTGCTCCTCTCCGGACAAGGCCTGCGACCAGGTGATTGTACATCCCCCACCCCGCTCTTCGCCGCTTCCTGCTTTCTTCTGGTCAATCTGTGCCTGAATCTCCATGATGCGGTTGCGAATCAGCAGTCCGGCATCCTTGAAGGGAATCAGCTCACTCTTTACCGTACTGTTTACATAGCGTGACCAGCGGTACATGAGCTGTGGCCCGAGCCCTACGGTCAGGTCGATAATATATTTGATGGCGGTTGCCGTGTACGGCAGACTGCCTACCAGCTTGTAGATGGTATTCGGCAGCATGTTGCCAGGTCCCCATGGAATGTAACCCAGACCGGGTGTCCCGGCATTGCTGACCGGCACCGGGGTTGACTGCCGGCTGTCGAAAATATCAAACGTGCCCTGAATGGGCAGCCCGCCGATAGCCCCTCCCCCTTTCATCATTTCCGAGGAAGATACAGACGGGATTTCCGATACACGGGCCATGCCTATATACTGGTATCCACGGTCTACGAGTGAAGTCACTTTTCCTCTGAACTCCTTTATTCCCTGGTTGGACTTCTTACGGTTTGTATTTTTTGTGTTTGTCGTCATATAACTACTTAACCAATATCTTTGTGTCGTTAATCTGCAGAATAAGTACGTCGTACACGTAACGGAAATCTCCGTTTGGCATTACCAGTTTACGGTATCCCTTTTCTCGGTTGTACGAAACGGCACGCTGCACGTTGTAACATTCGCTTATCGTTCCGTCCTTACACACAAAACGTATGTCGAACGGCTTATTTTTCCCGTCCGGAGTGCGGGCGTTCATCAGCTTGTACGCCTCCGTCCAGAGCAGACGTTTGGTCGGTTTCTTCATCTTGCGTTTGTTTTGGTACAAAGATATACAAGGTTAATATGGTAATGAAGGACAAAAAAACGCACCTCCCTTCACAGGGAAGCGCGCTCAATAAACTATTAATAAAAAACATGTATATTCAAATCTATTTACATAGAAATGAGTATGTAATCTTAACACATTAATTCACAATAACAAATAACTCACACCACCGTGTGCAATAACATGGTTACTATTTTTCTCATGATGATGCAAATATATCATATTCTCTCTGAATATCAAAAAGAAAAAGGATGAAGAACCACTGTTCCCCATCCAGGTGTAATAAAACAAAGAACATTTTCATGCTCAATTTTTTGCAAATATAATGTTTTTACCGCACATAAGCAAACTTTAAAACTAATTGATTATCTGATTTTTAATAAATACTTTTATTCAAACATGCTTTTATGCTTTTATATAAAAACACTTTTACTCTTTTATTATTTCATGCTTTTATATTTTCATTCATTTGTATTAAAACATTATTATTCTTTTGCATATATTTATATTTGAAAGTAGATACTTTTATTCTTTAATACTTTTATGCTTTTATGTTTTTATACTTTTACTCAATTATTCTTTTATACGTTAATACTTCCATGATTTTGTACTAAAATATCTTTCTCTCACCCATTTTGTATTTCCACACAAAAGTATGTTCATATAAAAATACTTTTATGTTTTATGTTTCTATGCTTTTATTTATTTATACTATTATTATTTTATGTATCCACACAAAAATGCTTTTATATTTTTATTCAAAAATACTTTTATGCGTTTGCACATTTGAATATTTACATTTTTGCATAAAAATATTTCTGTATTTATGTCGGAAATGAAAAAAAACGACTATCTTTGCAGTGTAATAAAACAAAAACATTTGATATGGCAATTACAATTTCTTCATTCAACTTTAAGGGTGGAGTAGGGAAGACCACTACCACCGTCAATCTGGCAAAAGCCTTACATTCTCTTGGTAAACGTGTGCTGGTCATAGATGCCGACGCACAGGGTAACGCATCTAAAATGATGGGATTCCGTCTGGCCACGGAAAAGGATGGTAAAACCCTTTACGAAGCCATGTCCGGAAATGCCAGCATAATGGAATGTGTGTTCTGCGAAAATGAAAACGAAGAAAGCTTCGACTTCATTCCTTCACGCCCAAACCTTTATAAGTGCGAGCAGGAACTGGTGAGCCGAACAGGACGTGAATTTATTCTTCGCTTGATGCTGGATAAGCTGAAAGACCACTATGATTTTATCCTGATTGACTGCCCTCCGAACTACGGACTGGTTTCTATCAATGCAATGGTAGCTTCTGACTACCTGCTGATTCCTATCAACTGCGAAGTATTTGCACTGGACGGAATGGGCCTGATTACCGCAAAATACGAGGAAATCAAAAAGCTGGTCAATCCCGAACTTGAAATCCTGGGTTATATCATGTCACGCTACGACAAGCGTCTGTCGCTTCACCGTCAGGCATACGAACAGATGAACCAGAACTTCCCTGGGAAGGTGTTCAATACCACCATCCGCACAAACATTCAGCTGGCCGAATCACCTGCTCAGCGAATGAACGTGTTCGATTTTGCGCCCAACTGCACGGGAGCTGCCGACTACATGGAGCTGGCAAAAGAGATTCTATCACGATTAGATAACCAGTAAAACACACGATTATGGCTAAAAAACGATTCAACCTGAATGAAACAATGCTCGATGCCCGGCAGGGCATTGAGGAAGCACGCGCCAACGCGGAGAAGGCAGGGGAGGAGAGTGCTGCGACTCAGGAAAAGGCAGAAGAAAAGACGGAAGAATCTCCTGCTACCTTCACTGCTGAAAACTCATGTGTTGAAGCAAATAACCAGGAAGAGGAAAACATCCGTCCGGAACAAGAGGCTGCGCCCGATAAAGAATCCGTGAAAAGCGAATCACCCGCAGTAGAACGGAAAATAAACGGCATACGAAAAAGAATTAGAAAAGATGAAAAAGAGGGACGCATCATGCGGAATGTCTATCTGGACGAAGACATGCTGGAGAAGCTGGAAGATATTAAGAAACGCATGAACAAAGGCCGTAACAAGGAAAAGAAAGATGCCTTTATGTCGGTCATCGACCTGCTGAACGTAGCCGCGCAGGAGTTTCTTGACAAATACTACAAAGACATCGTGGGGAAATAATTCCGCACAATTCATACACCGAAAGGGCAGGGGAGCACACGCTTCTCTGCTCTTCGCTTTTTGAATGATGTCACATTTCTATCTCGATAGCCGGATTCCAGTCGTCCGGATCGGAAAAAGTGATTCCTGTATTTCCACTGAACAGACGGCAGATGGCGTTTGTGCACCGGTTCCTCAGAAGCGGAACGCCGGAAGCCTGTGCACCGTAAAGCATTTTCCCGTCGGCTCCCAAAGCCTCTATTTTCAGCGTCACGTCAAATTCTTCCGACTCGGTAGGAGTGAAGGTAAACACGGAGAAATAAAGCCCGCTACGGCCCGCATACTCGTCGCCTATCTCCCAGGTAATCGTATAGTCGGATGCGGAATCTGCGTCACCGTTACCGGTAGTCACATCCAGCGTGCGAAGATGACCGCCTACCGTCATCCGTACCGATTTCACAGAGGCAGGGAACGCATCTTTCACGGTAATCATGGCACGGCTTACTACGCGCTTCATTTGCAGTTCCTGACTCGAAGCCATATTCTTGTCCACTTGAAGAGAAAAATCCTCCCAGAAAGTTTCAGTTACTTTCTCAGGAGTATATTTCATGCCTTCCATACTTCCTCCTGTACTGCTGTGAGCCAGAAAGTACACATGATGCGCTCCATACTTCATGTTCAGGGTAATGGGAGAAGGAAGCGAAACGGTGTCCGCCTGCATCTGCTCGCCGTCCATGTAATCCCAATAGGAGAGGGTAGTGGCCAGCTCGGCCAGCGTGCCGGCACGTGAATTATTCCACTGGTTGATGTCTCCCTGTCCGATTTCCATAAACACCGGAAGGAAAGATACCCTGCACGTTTTTTCACTCGTCTGCTCCATATCCGTCGGACGGACGATGTTTTCCTTGCTGCAAGCCGCCATAATCAGGATGGCAGCCATGCAAATGCTTTTTGAAAAATTCATATTGTTTAGTTTTAAGTTTATACCATAATTAACGCACGTCCGGAGTTTCGTTTCCGTTTTTGATGGATTTTTATTGTAAATTTTATACCTTTGCGTACAGATTCAACAACGCCATTTTTGGCAGAAAGGGAGTGCGTCTGGCCATTAGGATGTGCTTCCTTTTATTTTTGTATCCATACTTTCAGAAAAAGAAAAATCATCGCTCGATATTATTTTATTTCTATAGTATATGAATATATAAATACTCAAGCTGTAATCTTATTGTAAATCAGCATTTTGTAATATATTCAGTGGACAGGTAGTTAACTTTTAGTGGACAGGTAGTTAACTTTCAGTGGACAGGTAGTTCATTCTGAATAGACATATAGTTCATTTTTAGTGGACACGTAGTTCAATTTTCAACCTAAAGTAGACAAGTAGTTCACTTTACAATAGACATATAGTTCACTTTTTTATTAGTGGACATGTAGTTCACTTCATAATAGACAAGTAGTTCACTTTTATCCATTCTGGTACGTATCTTATGCGTTTTTAGTGGACAAGTAGTTCACTTCATCTTCATAAAGCTATATTATGGGAATAGCAAATTTAATATTTATGATAATTTCGTTGCAAATAATTTGCTTATATGCTTATATCTGCATATATTTGCGATGTTGAATCTTTTAATTATAGTAATAATGGCACAATATCGTATTAAAGAACTTCTGAAAGAACGGAACATGACGCAGAAGGAATTAGCCCAAAAGATTGGGATTTCCACCGTCAGCCTGAACCGATACATGACAGGCAACCCTTCCGTTTCCTCCCTTGAAAAAGTTGCTGAAGCATTGAACGTGGAAATAAGTGAACTATTTGTCCACCGGAAAACAGTAGAGACAGTTCCTGCTTTTAAATGTCCACACTGCGGTAATAAGTTGTACATTGAAATAAAGGGAGAGGATTATGGCGAGGAAAGCTTCTGAGAAAAAATATCCGGGGATGAATCTTATTCCCTTTGAGCGGGAGGATTATGTACGTCAGCCGCGCTCCTTATCTAGCCTTCAGTACCGGATGGATATAATACAGCTCCGTGCATTTGCCTGTCTTATGGAAAAAATGGAGCCACTGGTTCTTGAGCTTCTGAATGTTTATAATAACAATAACTTCGACAAGAAACTTTCTCTATTCGACCTCCCGCAGGCCAAACAGCATATTGACTACGATGGAGAGTTTTATTTCAATATTCCGATGGAATGTCTTGGTATAAGCCCCGGCTTTTATAAACGAGCGAAAGCCAGTCTTGACAATATGACAAAAATCACTGTAAATGTCACCGTTGTCAAAAATGGGAAGGAAGAAGACAAACTTACGTCTGCTTTTAGTATAAACACAAAAAAAAATGAAAGATACGTAAGAGATTTTGGAATAGGAATGAAACGTTCTGTCCTGGATAAAATGGTGGATATACGTCTGGGATATAATGATTATCTAAAACGAATAGCGTTTGTAACAAGCAATGTGAATGCAGTTCGCCTGTACGTCTTGACTCTATCGAATACTATTCGTGGGAAAAGGACCAGCTTTAATATCTCACTCGATGATTTCCGTGAGTTCTTTCAGCTATATACTGTGGTCAAAGGAAAGCGGGAACCTAAGTATAAACGCTATGCCGATTTGGATAAGCGAGTCATTACTCCTGCCACAGAGGAACTTAAAAAACTTGCTGATAGTGGGAACTCAGATTTCTGGATAAAGGTTGATAGAGTAGGGGTAGGAGAGGCAGGTAATCCGAAAATGTTTCATATAAGCGCTTTTTATACTGACTTGGCCGGAAACGAGCAAAAAGCTAAGGAGAGAAGAAAAGAGGATGCCGACATGGAAAAATACTTGAAGAATACTCTGCGGCAGACTCCAGCAAACATACGAAAAATTAAGGCACGTCTGTTGCCTGAGCTTCGTGTAGGATTTATAAAGGAGACACTGCGTATTTCAGAGATTCTGGAAAAACGTAACGACATAGAAAATCCATGTTCCTTTGCGTGGGTATTGCTGAATAACTGGCTGGATAAACATGAGCCCAAAGTGGAAGAAATAAAAAGCGAACCTGTACAGATGGATCTTTTCAATGGTATGGAAGAAGAGCAAAATACAGATACTCCATTTGCTCCTGATAAAGATTGTCCAGAATGGAATCAGTTTATAAAATCTGTCAGGGAAAGAGTAGGAGAGACTTCGTTTCAAAGATGGTTTGCCTATATTGGATTTATTTCTTTTTCGGATAATACACTTACCGTTTCTGTACCGACAAAGATTTTTCCTGAGTATATATGTGAGAATCATTCAGAAGACGTATCTTTAGCCCTGAATGAAGCTTTTGGTGAAGATGTAAAACTACTTTATGAAGTAAGAAAATAACGAATAAATCCCGGAACGGAAAGCACCGTCCCGGGATTTCATTTTCACTCCACATAGTCCTTCGTGTCGACGCAAAGCTCTACTTTTTGTACATCGGTCAGTTCGACGAATACTGCATACCAGTTGTTAAGGAAAGGGCCGTAGGTAGAATAGTGAAGCTCCTCCGTTTCAAGATTTATGTTCCGGAAAATATTCCGTTTTTCCTGCTGCTCACGGAGCCAAGCCAGAAACTTCTGCATGTGCATCTTCGCTTCCTGAATGGCTTCGTATGACTGCTGCTTGTCGGTAGGATTCATATTTCCCGTTTTAGCGAGGAAATAAATTACGTGCACAGGTTTGTCCATACCGCCTTTAATCGTCCCGTCCTGGGCAAATTCGTAGCCCACACAAGGCGATTTCAAGTCGGGCAGCTTGCTCATGAACGATGGAATAGCTACAATGTTGTCGAAAAGGAAAAACCGTTTGTTCTTTCCAGTTTCTCCGGGCGTATGAAGCATGGGCTTGTACTTGGTGGCCCATTCTTCGATGATTTCTTTTAATTCTGTCATAATTAAAATTTTGTGGGTTTTCTTATTTCTTTATCCAGTAACATTATAAATCCGATAAAAGCAAAAGCCAGTAACGAAAGCCATATTCCCAATTTTCCTAATTCAGCATAAAGTAGCTTGACTATCATAGCTGCTGTGATAATTCCTCCTAGAAGATTAGTCAATTCCGATTCTTTTTGGAACATGAGGAAGACACCCAGAAGAAGGATAGCCAGTTCTATTCTTATCTGCTGGAGAAAATACATCCCTACCAGCAAGAACGTGTTCGACAATATTCTGATTATCGTTTTCATTTCATCCGGAATTTATAATCACTTCGTTTAAACTCGTCCTGAAAAGAAACCAGTACGCCGTTTTCGATGAAGTCCTGATAATAGGAAGACACGAGCACTTCCAGTCGCCGGAGCTGGTGACGCACCTCCATGGCAATGATAGGTCGTGACTGACGGTCGCCTTCTTCCTTCCATATCTGATAAAGCTGGTTGAAACGGGCATCCTTGCTGCGTTCCACATCTTCGATGGGCTGTCCGGCACCGACACCCATATCCACGAAATACAGGTAATAGTTGAAGAAGAAGGAAATCTTCTTTGTGTCACCTCCGGCCCCATTGAACACCTTGGCATACATGCGACGGTAAGCCTGTCCGGTGCTTTTTTTAGCTGCCGGCGTATTGCGGTATCCGATGTACGGACCGGGGAATCCCCCCGGCCATACATGCTGTGTCTCGAAGTTGGTCTGAAGCTGCCGGATCATGTTGTTGGCCCAGCGCGTCAGGTCCAGAAACTCCTCTTTGACAGCCTGACTGATGGTTTTCTGCTCTGACATGGCTTATACGTAGTTTAATGGATTTTCAAAAATATCTTTTATCATTTCCTGTTTGCATCCTTTGAACCATTTGAAAGGTTCTTTGCAGTAACTGATACCGATGGTTCCGGTTGTAGCATAAAACGAAATTAGAAGCGGGAGCACAGGGTCACGGTAATTTGACGAAAAGTTCGCCGGGTTGTTTGACTCTTTATAGAATCCACATTCCAGTGCAATTTGATCCACCTTATCTTTCAATACTTTGGCGTAACCGTTTTTATTTGATTGCTTTTTCATACATTTATACTTTTATGTAAAAGTTGTTTTTCTTTTAAACCAATAGGCTTTACCAGCCTGATTCCCTTTTTGGAAACTTCCAGGATAACCTTTTTCCTTACTGACCGCATGGCCTATCAATAAACTTTCAAGAGATTGCTTTCTGGTGTATTCCTTGTCCTTTTTCAGTCCCAGTTCTTTTGCCTTCACTCTTAATTCCCATGCGGAGATACCCATTATTTCTGTGATTTCCTTATTGGGAGTATTGGGAAAATATGTCTTCAGAGCCTGGATCATTGCCGGACTCCAGAACAGCTTCACATTGAATTTTGTACGTTCAACGATCCGTCCGGTTTCTTTAATGAGAAAAACTCCGGTTTCTCTGGGGTGTTTCTTCCGGTAGCGTTCTCTTTCCTGATCTCTGGCGCATTCTTTACAGATAGACCTCGGCTTGCCATGACGCATTTTGAAATCTTTCAGTAAAAATGTCCTGCCACATTTACTACATCGTTTTGTATTCTCTTTTTCGTGCTGTATTTCCATACTACAATGAATAAGCTATCTTAGACATATTATCGTTTACTTTTTTATTAATTTCTTCATAAACTGAAAGATACATGTATTTCTTCCCATTATACTTATTCATTCTTCTGATGGAAGAATATAGCCCGTCAACATTTAAGTTCATTTTTCTTGCACATTCGGCCGCAGATAAAAAGACTTCTTTCGTTTCCAGACAAATTACTTTTTTACCTAAAGGTTTAGAAGACTTTATATTAGGGCCAAAGTTGCTGTCAGGATCATTGATAAGACGTAAACATTTCTCCCTTGATAATTTCCTTTGTTTTTTCTGTCTCTCTTTAGACCAGTTATTAAAGCCTTTGCTCGCCTTATTCCCTTTGACAAAACGCCCTGTATTTATGTCAATGTTAGGATTTCTTGTAAATTTCAGATCATCCAGCCGCTGTTCTTCATATATTTTTCTGAAATCCTTTTCATAGTAAAACCTGAGACCTCTACATATAGCGCCACGTAAGCAGCTGTCAGTTATAGAATTTCTATCTACTTTACTGATACTGGCGGCCAGTTTTATAGATCCAAAAAATCCGGCAACGGTTCCATTTGGATTTACCGCAACTACCGGGCGATTGCTTCCGACTTTTTTGATTCCCATTTATCTGTTTTGTCTTTAATTCGTTTAAATAATATCAAACATATTTTTCATTCAACTCGTATTTTACTGAATAACTACAATAAAATATACTAAAAGATATTCGATTTATTTATCTTTGTCATTCAATAATTTATGAATTATTTCTATCTTTAAATGTAATAATTGTAAGCTTCATGAAAAAAGATAATATGGTAGATATAAAGGAGTTTATTACTCTTGTTTTAATTAGTGTTTTACTAGGTTCTTTACTAGGTCAAATAGTAAAATTACTAATATAAGATATATTTGAAAATCAATAGGAGAAGATGTATTTGTCATAACAGTATTTTTTATCGAATTAAACATAATTCCGTTTATGCGTAAATTTTCACCTGATAAAATTAGTGTGAATAAATCCTCTTTTTATAGGCTTTTCTACGGTAGAAGACCTTCAATGACATATTTCATGTTCTCTATCAAAGTGGCTATGGTCTGCATACCTTCGGCATCTTCCTTGTAGTCCCCATCTTCGTTACAGTAAATCTCGTTCCAGTATTGCGAGCCGACCACAATCATGGAGTGCATCAGGAAATACATGTTCATCCGGCTGAATGCCGACGTGTTTCCGCTTCTTCTGGACACGGTAATTCCTGCCACCGGCTTATACATCATCAGCTTTGGATTGGAATAGAACAGACGGGTAAGAAACGCATCCATCTGGCTGCTTATGCTTGCGTAATAAACCGGACTCACAAAGAGGTATCCGTCGTAATTGCCGGCTATGCGCACGAAGTTGTTCACGCTGTCTTCCGTCTTGCAGAATCCTCCGCGCTTGCATGACCGGCACGCATCACACTGTGCAACCTGCTCTCCAAGCCAGAAAATATCTACCTGCATCCCTTTGGAAAACCGTTTGATAAACCTTGCCACATTCCCGCCTGAGCGATTCTCATGCGGGCTTCCATTTACTACCAATATGCGTATCATTCCTTGTCACTGATTAATGCGTTTCCGCAGGTGATTCTATCGGAGTCTTCTTCTTTCGACGGAACAAATACGATGACATCCCATCCTTCTTCCAGCAGCGGCTGTTCGAACTTGCGGTACACATCGTAATCGAAATATCCGGTTACTTCAAAACCGTTTTCTATGGCCGAGCTGGTTTCATGAATCGGCGTGATTTTTACGATAAACTTCTTTTTGTCAAACAGCGAAGAAAGTTCATTTGCATCGAGAATGGTTTGTGCCGTAACCGGGAAATTCAGGGTGTATTTTCTTCCTTTCGGCATAGGAAGTTCTTTGGTCAATGCGGAAATTTCCTGAAGCGAAAGGCTCTTCCCGTCAAACAATTCGTTTCGCTGTGCTTCGTCGGTAGAATTGATAGAGAACTGCAGTCCGGCTTCTCCGTGGTAGAACTCGTTCTTAATGTCGCACCAGGTAAGAATAAAATCTTTCAGCCGTTTGTTGGCTTTCGGCAGCATGGTGGATACAACCGGATGAACGGTGTCTGCCATTAGTCCGCATCTCTTTACGAGCCTTTTCAGCTGCAGAGCAAATGACGGCACGTTTTCATTCCAGGTAGGCTCTCCCATTCTGGCGAAATGTACGTTGAATCTTTCTGTGTGGAGTACCGATTCATTTTCAATGATGGTTCTAATCTGATAGGCCAGTTCATCCATCGAAGCGTTACCATGGAATCCGAAACGGGGTACGTCGCAGAACTTACATTTCATAGAGCATCCTTTCTGTGTAGAAATGGTGGCCACCCATTTCTTGCTCAAGTCGACTTCTGTGTTGGCCACACCGTTTATTTCTTTGGTCAGGCCCAAGAAATCGGCCTTGATATTGTTTTCTTTTCCGTAATCTCCCACGGTAAGAAATTCCAGCTTCTTTTCTGTATCAACATAAATCTTTCCTGTGTGTGTCTTGATTATTTTCATTTTTCTTCTTTTTGTGGTTTTGGTTTGGTTTATCTGTAAAACTTAAAGTTTGTGTGTGTATCCTTCGGACGCACATTCCGGTTAAACTTTGTATGGTACTTCTTACCGTCCTTCCGGGGAGCGTGACGGTTCTGACCGACAATACTGAAATAGAACGGCACATGGCGTGAGGTGTGGCGGTTTCGGTTGGCTATCTCATGCTGGCTCTCATATCTTTCCTGGTCGTAATAATTCCTTCTGACAACAAGAATCTGTGAGTCTACAATATTTTGTCTGAAACGCTCAAACTCTGTGGTATATGGAATTTCTATTGTAGCAGTGTATGATCCTTCCCCGTATGTATTACTATCCAGATAAATATCCTTTTCTTTAAATATCTCGTCGGAACACAGATCAACAGCTATCGGTTTATCACTCATAAAGAATATCGGCACATTATTAGTGCGTGAATTTTCCGGACCTTCTTTCTGGGTATTAAGAATACTATCTGCATACTTTGAAAGTGATTCTGCGGCTAAAACAGTTGCATCACTAAATTTACTTACCGCTTGAGCCACACTATTTACGGATTCCATAAATAGAATTTGCTGTTCATTGATAAGTTTTATAACAGCCTCTTTTATCCTATTCTCCGGAAGTTTGCTTGCAACGGGAATAACATGTATGGCCTCCAGAACTTTTTCTTCGTTCAGTTCCGGATATTCTTCTTCATCAGGGAACATACTTTCCTGATATTTGAATCCAAGCTGCGCACGCAACCAGTCCCTGTATTTTTTATTTCTGTTCCACATAAATCATCCACCTATTTCACCTTTCAAACGCTTGATGGTAAGGTTTCTCACCTTGATAGTCCCTTCCTGCTCGCGGACTTTTGTTTGGAGCGATGAAACCCGACGTTGCAATTTCTCCACCGTGGGCGTGTTGTTTCGCTCATAGTTCAACTCTGCCTGAAGCTTTTCCACCTTTTTCTCCAGCTCCGCTGTGCGTGCCTGTTCGCGCCGGTAGTCCCGGCAGAGGTACTTGAAAAGTATCTCTACCGGAATGTCCAGTGCCTTATTCCACTTTTCCATCGCCTTCCTTTTGTTTGATGTACCAGTGAAGAAAATTGAAGAAGCTGGGGAGAGAATCTTTTCCATCGCCTTCCTTTTGTTTGATGTACCAGTCGAACTCTTCCAGCGGTTTGTCCACCACAGAAATATAGTCTTTCTCCCGTTTCAGAACGCCTTTGTTGATAAGCTGCTGAATGAGTTTCAGACCGCTTCCGTAGCCGTAAAGAATATTCAGCACGTTTATCGGGCCAGTATTGATACATTTCTTTCCGCCCTTTTCTGTGATTCCTAAGTTATGACATACACGTGCGGCCGCAGACAATTTCTCATAGTCGTATTCCTCGAACTCGGGCTGTACTTCAGCTTCGGCCTGATACGGATATACGTCCATGATGGCGGTTTCTGCTACGGAAGCTATCACGTAATCGGCCATCGTGCCTTTCATGCCTTCGTCCAGTTTCTTCACCGCATCGCGAAGGTCGGCAGCCTGTACCAGAATGTTGGTGGCTGTCTTCTTCTCCGCACCGCTTTTCTCGTCGATGGTGATAAAGTACAGTTTGCATTTGTACCACTTGTCGGCAGCTTCCTCGTCGGACGGGAATATCTCGCTATAGTTGGCCCGTTTGATGTCGGTCACTGTGAACTCTCCTGCAATAAAAGGGGTTACTTCCTCAATGAAACGTGCTTCAGCTTCGGTGAAACTCAGGGCATCTACCAGATAGGGCTCTGTCACTTTCTTGTTCATCCCGTTTTCCGCTACCTTTTCGTAGCGGATTTTTCCTTCAAACCATGTGTGCATCATAATTTGTCCTCCATTATTTTTTCGCGTTGGGCAATCATGGCATCGGCTATATTGTATGATAATTTAGCTATCATCTTCTCGTCAAATGCTGTATATGTCTTATGATTCAGGCCAAAGAATTGTCTGATCCGGTTTTTTAATGTCAGATTGTTTGAAACTGTTTTCTCCATGAGCACCTTCATCGCTTCCATAGCGATGTGGTCTCTACTGATATTACTTACTGCCATAGTTGTTTTATTTAGAATATTGTTTTCTGATCCAAAGAATTGTCATCACGCAATAGTTGGCCAGGTCCAGATAAGTATCTTCCAGCTTTTCGTCCTTCACCTGTCCTTCACCATTATTTTTAATCAGGGAATTTATTCTCCGAATTTTGTCACCAATGCGGATTTTGGCTACCAGGAGTCCGTCTTCGTCCATTGACTTTTCAAAGGCGTTTCCATAGTCGGCATTCTTTTTGCGGTAAGTGTAAAGCTGTTCTTGACTGATTTCGGCCATAGAAAGCGTAACTTCCGCATAGTGTTGATATGCAGCACGGGCGATGCTTGTAATATGCAGTAAGCCTTCTATCCGGTCTGAATAGGTGATGTCATCCTTAAAACATGGCTTGAACAAATTTCCTATTCTGATATGATAAAGATTAGGATCTCCACCTGCCATTTTATCGTAAGATACCAGCTCGTGCAGCACCTCTTCAAACTTCGCAACCATTTCTTCCTCGGTTTCTTGCGCGGGTTTCTCCGGTTGTTTCTCTCCTTCGTCGTTATCAGAAGGTATATTTACCAGTTCAGGCAGTTCTTCCAAAAAATCTTCCGGAACGTCGGCTATGTTCCGACCCCACTGACCTACCTCATACCAGAATACAGGCTTACCGGACTTGTGGAGTTGACGTGTATTATGCACTTTGTAGATTGCAACCTGAGCGTCTGAAATACGTTCCAAATCATATTCTTCCAGATGATAAATGAGGGAATTATTCACCAATTTAAGCGCGTCGTAATCTTTCAGCTTTACTACCTGACCGACACTGAATTTTGATACTTTAATTTCTCCGTCCATATATTTTGCTATTTTAGTTCCTGATGGCTGTTTATTGCCTATTATTTTTCTGAAATCAAGCTGTGGAAGTCTTAAATGTTCCCTGACTTTCAATGTGTCAAAATCTTTGCTATTGAAATCCGTACATATTCCGACGTACATCTTTTCAAATTCACTCGGAAGAAACGGATGGCTTGCAAATACGCCTTCACCCGGTTCTTTAGATATGTTTTTGATATAGTTACATATCGCTTCTTTAGCTTTCGCAGCATTAATTTTTATCTTCTTTTTCTTCTTTCCCATCTTCTTCTGATTTATCGTTGTTATCGTTATATACTTTCTCCATTTCGCGGAAAAGGCGTTTATAAACCTCCGGGAGTGTGCCTTTCTCTTTTGTATCACGTAGGGAAGCAAACAGCACGTAACGGGGGTCTGCACCCAGCATCTTACCCACGTCCATTACAAGCGGACCGACGGCTTTCTCCGCATGGGGATAGGATGCCAGGTCGCCCATGGCCTCCAGTTCCAGCAGCCGGTCTGTTCCTACACCTGCCATGGAAGCAAACTTTTCGCGGGTATAACCGTGCATCTCATACATGGCACGCACGCCCTGACCGAGGTTGAGTTCGTATCGGCATCCGTCTTTTAGTGCGAGCTGACTCACTTTGACCGTTTTCAGCATACGGAGTGTACGCGCCATTACGTCGGCATCCGCACGCGCTATGTATTCTGCCATAGCCTTCTTTGTGCCAAACACGTTGTACAGATAGCGTAGGGTAAGCATACTCAGTGTGCCGTGATTGCGGTAGACTTCCTGACGAAGCTTTCTGAGAGTAATGGATTCGTTTGTTTCAGGTACTGTGCGGATATGGTCTTCCAGGCATAGGTGACGGAACTTGTCAATCACGCTTTCGCCTTCTGCCTTTGCATCGGGCAGCATTTCCATGACATCGTACACCTCATAGTCGTCCGATTCAGGAAGAGGGATCGAAGCGATTTCATTCAGCAGCATACGCACGTTGTTCTTAGTGCCCATGCGTGCCATCAGTGTGCGGTAGTCCTGAAAGCAGAGCCCTTCTCCGGCCATCTTCATGCGCAGACTGGCGATGACGTATTCTATAAACTCTACCTGTAGCGAAACGATTCCGCTCTCCACCAGTTTCAGCAGGTCGTCTTTCACCAGCTCCATCTGGAACTGTGCGGTCAAGGTGCGCACATCCGTTCCCTCCTTATCGGGTATTTCAATGTTTCCCACCATCTCACGCAGCATATCTTTCACCGCAGCCATCATCTTTTCGTTGTGCTGGCTTTTCTGCCGGTTCACTTTCCCTACTCCGTTGAGCAGTCCGTCCACCTTCCGGCACATGCAGTCGTAGAACTCGATTCCGGTGGTACACATCATGGCCACCATCTCCATGTTCGATACAAGGTCGCTCTGGCGCACGTTGCACTTGTCGAGCGCATTCTTTGTAGCAAAATAAATGAGGTTGATTTTTTCTCCGTAGGTCTTCCAGAATATGTTCTGAAGCTTCTGTGTCAGTGTGCCGCCCCCCCTGATAAAACTTCCTGAAAGCCCGGTGTGGATGGTTTCTGTAAAGGTACGCACCTGCATGGCATCGTGCGCATTGCATCGCTTCATAAGGTCACTAGACAGATTTACCAGTTCGTTGGCCCTGCGCTTCATGTTGTGACGCATCAGTCCGCGTTCCTTCAGGCAGGAAACCACTTCGTAGATGTATTTCTGAGTGATATTGGTCATCATGATTTCCACCATGAGCAGGTGGGCGTTCAGAATGTCTGCACTGGCCATGCGCTGCTGTGCAGTGTAGCGGTCAAACCGGTTTCGTTTGACATGAATCATGGATTTCGGACGGCTTATAGAAGCCGCAATCCCTATTTCAGAGCTTTTCCCCTTCATGGGTGAAATGGTGGAGGGAGCCTGCAAGAAAGGATTGTTTCCCAGATTCCCTGCCGGGTTTGTAAATTCGTTCATATCGCTTAATGATTAATCTGTTCGTATTAGAAAGGAAGATCATCCTTTTCGTCAGTCATATTGAGCGTTCCCTGCGTAGGCTGCTGTGGGGCCGATTGTGCCGGCTGAGATGGTGCAGGAGCAGAATCCGGTGCGGGCTGACTACCGAAATCGTCGGGCGAAGTAGGAAGCGGAGCAGACGATGATTCTGCCTTCCGTCCGAGCAGACGGAAGTCGCGTGCCCATATCTCGGATACGTAGCGTTTTTCTCCGGTTCCTTCTGCCTCGTAGCTTCGTGTGCGGAACTCTCCTTCCACATACACCTGCGAACCTTTGCGGGCCAGCTGGCTGATAATTTCGGCCAGATTGTCCCAGGCCACAATGGGAATCCATTCCGTATATTCCTTTGTCTCTCCATTTTCCTTGTTTTTCACTTTCCGGCTGCAGGCGATGGAGAAACTTGCTACCTTGTGTCCGCTTTCCAGCACTTTATAATCGGGGTCTTTCCCCAGATTACCGATGAATGTACATTTGTTTATCATATCGTTTCTTTTAATCTTTAAACTCTAATTTCTGTTGCATCACTTCGTCTGAATAAAATTCTTTGAATGACTTCTTGCTTATCCACCATTTCAGGACCAAATCAGGATCTTGCAAAAGCGGTTTGTCCTTCCATTTGTTTTCGATCAACCATTCAATTGTTTTCCTCCAGTTTTTCCCTACATGCGGGAAATCTTTCATTTCTCGCACATTCTGTTTGTAGTTCGACATGGGACACATGATACATCCTATCCGTTTATACCCCTTGTCATACAACGAGCAATAGGGAATGTGCATTCGTTTCAAGTAGTCCCATACATCCTTTTCAGTCCAGTAAAGGATAGGAGAAACCAGAATTTTATCTTTTCCACTTACACATGTCACCATTTTTTCCTGATGCTCGCTCCACTGGTCAAATGTTCCGGAGAATTTACGGTCTCCCGTTTCAATTTCATTTCTTTTCTTCCGGTTCGTGCTCTCCGATTTTCGTATTCCAATCAGAGTGACTTTCCCAGCACCGGACATTTCCTTAAACTCTTCACAGCACCATCTCACAAGCCGGGTAGGAAGACATCCTTTCTTCTTTGCCATTTCGTAAATGCTCATGCGTGGTTTTATCAGTTCCACATCGGGATAGTTCTTTTTTACGAAACGTATAACTTCAGGTGGATCCACGCTTGTAAGGTTCATGTGAGCCTTGAATTTCACCCCCCCCTGTACGGCAAGATGATAGAGGACCTGGGAGTCTTTCCCACCAGAAAACGCCAGATAAAATCCGTTTTCTGGGTCCATTCTCAATGCCATCTCTTCACTCTTGCGAAGAAGGTTAATGGAGTATTCTATTTTTTCATCTAGTGTCATTTCTTTTAAGATTTAGTCCCGCGCGGGGGAGTCGAACCCCTGAAATGTGAATTTGTCAAAACTTTTAAACTAAACATTATGGAAAACGTGCGCCGACGCACTTCACGCGGGAGCCATTTTATTCAACTTACTTTTTCTTCACCAGGATTTCCCTGAAACCATATCTGAATACCCAGGAATTTCGCCACCCTGAACTCGATTCTTGCTCCACGGCTTGACTTCCAGTTCTGCTGCAGGTAGATGTGACCGCAACGGGAAAGCAGCAGAATGTCCCACACCATGTGCATCCAGTACGGGCGCGATGGTTTCAGTCCGAGAATGATAGGATTTACGGGAGTGAAACCCATCGCGGCAATCTCCTGATCTGCGTTCTCAAAGTTCTTGTATGCCTGGAGGTAGGAAAGACCGCCTATTTTACCGGAGTTATAGCATTTTATGTTTTTCTTTTCCATGTATTTCAGGTTTTACAAAGGGCTCCGCACGGATGCGGAACCCTGAATTTACAAATACCTTTTATCACCCAACATGTCATTGTATGACATGGCAAATGTAACAATTTTAAACCGAAATCGCATTAAAATTGTTGCTAAATTTCATAAAACCTCCGATTTTACATGGATTCTTGCTGATGTGACAGATGCAATGAGCTGAATAAGTGATAGATAAATGCCATCTTTGTCTTTTATGGTAAAAACGACGCTTCGTTCTACTCCTTTTTTGGCATTCCGGATAGATATTTCGGGCTCTTTTCCTGCTTCAATCCACTCCATGAGTGCAGCCGCTGTGTACGACTGTTCGAAGCATAGAACGTAGGTCCGGTTGGCGAGTGTGATCATAGAGTAAGGTTTACCAGTTCAACAATGAAAAACGTCTGGAATGTTTGGGCTGCATCATTTCCATTTTCCGCAGTCGTTCGTCGTCAATCACCACATTCGGCACATCGCACGAGTCGCAGGATGGTTTCATCACACGCACAATACCGAGCGCGACGGCCATCACCAGCAGGCGCTCGGCTGAATCGAGCGTGGCTCCTTCGTACCGGCTTCCGTGACCGCGTGCCAGAATCCATGGAGCACCTTCCTGACGATTGCTGTAACGCATCACGCGAGGAAGACCCTTCACAGCCGAAAGCACAAACATATATTTTTCTTCCAGCCGGCTACGGCAAAAAGTATGCGCACCTTCCGTAAGTCCCGGAACGGTTACGGTTTCTCCGCAACGCTCGTTTGTGCGGTAGGTGGCATACTGGTATATGTGGTTTATTGTGTCGGTGGTGACGTTCATGGCTTAAATAAATCTCCTTGTATCAGTTTCCCGTTTGCGGTATTAATTTCTTTCTGAGCTGAAAATATTCTTTCCTGAGAAATGTCGAAATACTTCTTTTCTTTCTCATGTTGTGAAAACTATTCAAATTATTAAAATCTATTCTGTTTTTTGCATAAGTCACGCAACCCTGAAAGGACTGCTGTACCTTATCGGACGCAACAACCGCCCGCTACCGATTATCTGACTGATACAATCAGAATCACCGACTACTTTTCTCAAAATATTGACTGCTCCGTTCACATCAGCGTTGATGTATCTGCCTGTAGAAGAACGGAACAGTCCACGTTTTACCCTCTTCCCAAGATAAGATTCATGCTTCCCGATTTCTTCCTTTGCAAGCGCATCACACTTCGATGTGTAGGATTCTTCGTTTTCTATGAAACGTATGCCAGCCATTTCGCATTTATATTTCAGATAGGAAGCCAGTCTCGCAAACGGAATCTGCACGAACTTCTGATTGTTGCGCTTTCCGATGTTTACCGACTGTTTCCAGCCTGTGTTGTAGCCTACAACTAAATTCCCTATTCTGTTTTCTATAAGATGATTCACTATCATGCGGCTGTATTTGTGAAATGCGTCCTCAAAGTATCTGTCACGCTTTTCATAAAGATTCTGCATCCGCTTTGTAGCTTTCTTTATTCCTTGCTTGTCCTTTATGCTTTGCAGACTTGCAAGCTGACGGTTAAAGTTTCTGTTGTATGATTTCAGGAACTTTCCGCTGTAAAGAAAGCTGCCTTTATCCGTCACCATTGTTGCAAGGTTGTCTATTCCTAAATCTATTGAAGCATATTTTGATTTATCCAAATCTGCTTCTTTGATCTCGTAACGGTAAACTATCTCTACTTTAAGTTTCTTTCCGGAAGGAAGTACTCTCACCTGCTGAAAATTCTGAATACATTCCTTGTACTTATCCCATTGAGGTATAGGAATAAACAAGTCTTTTGCAAGACGGATTTTTCCGTCCTTAATTTGTGCCGATTGGTTAGGATAATACAGATTAAACAGGCTACCGCGTTTTCTGAAAGACGGGAGCTGCGGCATTGCCTTATATTTAGCCGGGTGTGCCTTAAAGTCCTTAATAGCCTTACAGTATGCTTTCACGTTCTTATCCAGGACTTTCAGTATTTGCTGCGATACCTGAGCTTTCAGAAATCTGTAGTTTATGTCCCCCTCAAGGTTGGGTGTAGCTTTCATCAGCTTGTCCATATCGGCATACCACAGCCATTTGTTTTCATTCTTTAGAGCCTGACGGAACAGGTATAAAGCCTGATTGTAGAGGTTGTTTGAAACCTTGCACAGGTTTATAAGCTGCTCTGTCTGCGGTATGTAAAAACTATATATCAAGTTCATTTTTCAAGTCCTCCTTTATCAGTTCCATTTTCTTTTTCCGTCTCCTTGAATACATCTTCATGGCAAAGCAGTGGAGCATTGAAATGATGTCGGAAAATATTTCCTTCTCATCATCTTCAGTCGTTGATTCGGTTTTGTTGATTACAATAATCTTACAGTTGTACTCCAAAAACAGACGTTCAAACATATCAAAGGATATTCTGCTGAAACGGTCTTTGTACGTAATGTATATGCTGCTTATTCTATAATTCAAGACATCTTCCAGCATCGAGCGGAATTGTTTTCTGTCAAAATTCATTCCGCTTGCTATATCCTTATACACTTTATCTACTTTCACCCCATTCGCATTACAATAGTTTATAAGAGTTTCTGCCTGATTCTCAAGGTCTCTTTTCTGTTTAGGAGTTGAAACTCTCGCATAAACCACATTCACACGATTTTCAGAAAGTCCGGCTTTTCGATATACATCTTCTTCGTTGTAGTCGTACTGCTTGTTTGTCTGCATCACTACACGTATATCGCCATTCTTTACATATTTGACAAGCGTTTGCCTGCTAATATTTAATATCTTTAATACCTTTGATGATTTCATATCACAAATATAGTCTTATAATATGAAATATCAAATATATTATTGAATAGTTTTAATGTTTTTCTGTACTATATAGCAACCAGAAAAATATCAAACGGATTCATTCTTTCTTTTGTATATAGGTTTTTCACGAAGCACATCCAGCGCCATGTCGGCCTTTCGCACCATGGCCAGCGTTTCCGACGCATATAGGTCGCCGGCAGCCATGCGTGCCAGAAGTATTTCGCGGTATTCCGCACGCGAAACCACTTCACCAATTACCGGAGGCTTGCGGAAAAGATTCACCTGGTAACTCATACCTTCTTCCGTTTTGAATCAAACTCCTGCTGGAGGATGGTTTCGTATTCCTCGCCCAGCGGATAGCGGCTGCACAAGTACGCCTTCCCGTTGTAGATAAACCACTGCGGAGTGTGCTGGCGGTTTATGGGAATGCCAAACGCCACCCGGAAATCGTCGGAGGTCACGTCAGGCAGTTCCATGATTTTACGTGCTATTTCCTGCCCTTTCTCGTTCTGCATATTCGGGATATATTCTCCCTTACCGATAAACTGGTAGGCAAAAAGGTTGGGAACTCTATGGAACTTCAGGCTTCCGATTCCTACTCCCGGGAACAGCCGTCCCGGACGGTCCGTCCGCGATTCAGCACCCAGACTGGCAGCCAGTTCGTTGGCCGCTTCCACCGCTCTATTCCCTTTCTCAATCAGTTCCTGAATGCAGCGTCCGCGATGCGTGTTCGATAGCGACACCTTGTAGTAATATCTTTTTTCTTCCATTCCGTTTTCAGATAAATTGTTTTACAAGACAAATGATTCCATACAGGCAGAATCCTACTACCAGTACCAGGCCCATCAGGATAAGGCATCCCTGCATGGCCATCTTCTTAAATTCATCCATAATACACTCCTTTCTCCAGCGTCATGCCGGGAATGTAATACATTCCGCAGGTGTTCAGTTTTTCGAGTGCCGTCTGTATGCTCTTCTGTGAATTGTTCACGTAGTTCACCAGATATGCTTTCTTCCCGTTGTACATAGAAGGAATGAATACCGGCATCACCTGGTTCCACGGCAGCACACCTCGCGGCACATTACGCATCAGGCAGTCGTCTGTGGGAATTTCCTCGGCATCCTTTGGCAGATGTTCAAGAAAAATGTGTGAGTCGCCTTCCTCGGCGAGCGTAGTAATAAGGGGATTTTGCAGTTTAGAAAACAGAGCTTTGTTAAGCTCCCTGCGTCGTTGGTTAGTATAGATCATTTGCCCTGCTTTTATGGTTAATTCATTGTTTTTCTTTCGCATGGCAAATGTAACAATTTTAAGCAAGAATCGTATTAAAATTGTACCTAAAATTCAAAAAACCACCGATTCACGCCTGAACCGGTGCTGAATATCAATTAATTGAAGTGTATGTTTTTTTATCTTCTGTTTTCCTCTTCAATGTTGGAAATCATTTCTTCATACACTTGCGGAGTAGTTGCCGGGTCTTCGGTGTCGGTCGTACCTATTTGCCGTATCACCACCTCACAGCCAAGGAAGTGAGCCATGCGCAGGAAGTTCACTATGTGCGTGTCTTTCCCCCGAGAGATGTCGCGGATAGCTTCGTAGGAAACGCCCGTATCTTTGTCGGCCGTCATGAAGTGAACTCCGCAAATCTCCGCACGGGTGAACAGGAATTTACCTATTTCCTTGGCCGATTTAATGGCACTGTCCGGGTAACGCGGAGGATTTTTCGGCAGATTCAGTGCACGATGAATGTTGTAGCGGCGGTATCTTACCACCAGATAGCCTGCGAAAAGCAGGACGAAGATAACTGAGAAAATTGTTGTTCCGTCCATAATTTTACTCTATTTCGTTTAAACTTTCAATTGATTCTTCAATGCTTGAGAGGGCTTCTTCCATGTATTCTATGTACTCTTGCATCCGCTCTCCTTTTTCGGATTCCTGGAAAGACTCAGGTAGATTTTCAAAGGCTTCCTGTTCTTCGTCAAGTACATTTTGCAATTCACTTTGTATTTCACTTAATGATTCTTGCAATTTCCCAATTCGTTTTCTTCTTTCTCTGTTCATAAAATCTAAATTTAAAAATGAAGAAGGCCGGCGGAGTATTACTCTTCGTCGGCCTTTGCTCTAACTTAAAACTTCGCTTCACAGCGGCAGGAAATTATGATTACTATCATTTCAAGAAAAATGATCCGTAACGGAATCCTTTTTTATCTTCCGGAACTTCATATTCTAGCAGGTATTCCGCAAAGAAATCTTTCGCTTCCTGTTCAGTTCCGTTTACATCTTCACAAGCGCTGTCGTCTAAAATTATTTTCCCATCACATACAAGACGGTAGTATCCGCTTATGGACTGTTCGCATTCAAAATTCTTTCCTGTTGCTTTAACTACATCCTCAAAACTAGCTTTCATGACTCTATACAGTTTTTTCCGTGTGCCTCACGATTTGATTAAACATTTGTAGTCCGAAAGAGTATCACCTCCGCCGGACTTGTTCTAACTTAAAACTAACTTGTGGAATTATTTTGTAAACGGTTTATATGTATTTCCCATACTACTATGATTTTTGCAAGTTATTTATGATAAAATAGGTTTATATCTCTC